TTAAATATACGTTTCGACTGTGATTTCACCATCCACAGATACGTATATCCTCTTCACTACTTGTGTCAGTAAGGAGCGGGTTTTCTCCACATTATCATTGTATGCAGTAATGTCTGTTAGTTCTTGCACCGTTTTTTTGGCATTCTTGATTAACCTCTCACGGTCAAGCATTCTCTTTTCCTCAGCAACGATCCTTGATAAACGCTGTTCGCTTGCTTCAATTTCTTTCTCATACTGCTCTTTTTCAAAATCGTACTGAGCAGTATCAATTTCGTGTAACATATGTTGCCGCCGTATTTCGAACATTAACTTACGGTTATCTTCGATCCGTTTTTCCAGTTTCCGCTTTTCTTTATCGTTGTTGTTTTGAGGAAGGAAGACTTCAAGTTCCTTCATTCCGTTCTTCTCTAACTTAGAAATAGCTTTTCTCATTCTGGTTAATATCTCTTCAATGAGTTCGTCTCTCGCATCTTCATAAGGTATCCATTTGTCATTTGAACATCCAGTAGCCCCTACCCTACGCCTCCGACTACACATAAGATATCTATATCTCTTTCCGTCTCGACCAGTTGAAGTCATGGAAACCATGGCTGATTCACAGTGTGAACAAAAAATCATTTTGGAGAACACATTTACGAAGCTTCTACGCCCACCTCTAGTACCGCCTTTACTCAACCTGATTTCTTGTGCGTAATCGAATCGTTCTTTTGAAATAATCGCTGGATGAGTGGGTAATTTAGACCATTCCCATTCACTTGGAGGTTTTTTAACGAGCTTCTTCCTTCTATTCATGAGGTCGTTCAGATCGTCATAAACCAGTTCAGAAGTGTATCTTCCAGTAACATTGTACCCTGTGTAAGTAGGGTTTTGAAGGATACTTTGAACCGTTGAAAGTGACCAAAGTTTCCCTGTGTATGATTCGTAAACCTTTTCTGCCGGATTGTCTCCGTTGAGATATTTTACAATTGCTTTGTCTCCCATTCCCTCATCGCAGTATAGATCATAAATGAGCACCACAATTTCGGCTTGATGTGTGACAATTTCATACGTCTTCCGCTTCTCGATTGTGATTTTCCTATACCCAAATGCAGGTTTTGAGGCAATGATATTACCTTTTTCTAAAGCAGATTCGCGTATACCTCTTCTAGATGCTGTACTTATATCGCCGCTGGTGTTTTGGTTTACTACTGCTTTTATACCAAACAGCAACTCGTCATCTTTTTGGGCCGAATCATATCCATCTTCAAGCGATACGACTCTGATCTTTAAGGCATTGACCAGTATGCGTTTCAATGATAAAGCGTCCAATGTGTCTCTACTGAAACGGGAAAGTGATGCAAACCATATAGAGCGAATCTCTCCATTCTTCGCATCTGCTATCATTCGCTGTACGTCTTCTCGGGCAATTATGTTTGTCCCGGTATCCCGATCCTCATAGATGTAATCCAATTCAATTCCTTCACGCCTAGCATTTTCGCGAATAAATGATTCCTGGTTTTCTGGACTGTCTCTTTGCGAGTCTTTTTGTGTGGAAACCCGTACATAACCTCTATCCTTTTTGCTCATAACGCATATCCCCTGTAATATATTTGGACAAAACATCATCCAAATTGTACGATACCACTCCATGAGAATCCAGCATCTTTTTCAATTCACTCTTAACTATTTTTTTTACTATATCGTTTGAGTTGTCGCCAACGCTCACAAATGTTATCTTAAATGACTTCTCTTTTTTGCCCATATCATCACCCACTCTTATGCTATGAACAAGGGCAAGTACAACTTGCCCTTTATCTGCTCATGCTTCTGACGGCTTCTCCACAACGATCCTTAAATCCAGAGCCAGCTTGTAAAATGCCCTCCAGCGAATCTCGATGTATTTAGGTGCACTGATCGGAGGTTTGAATTCAAAACTGTACACTTTCTGGTCTGTGATGTAATCATGCTCGGTTGTCATGTAACGCGCCTCAATCAAGAATCTCTCCATGCGCGGCATACGTTTTACAGCGCGTTCCACTCGGTCGCAGTAGTCCTGTCGGTATATTTCCTGATCCGCATTGTATATGGCGATACTTGCTGTCTGGTCACTCGTCTGGTTTGTCGGGCCGTGAAACCGCTCGGTATAACCGGCTGTCGTGCTGGCCTCGCGTGCCTCGAACGTCATGTATTTGAATATCCGGTATTTCTCCAGCGCAGCCTCTACTGCAGCCTGTGTCAATTTACGGTCAATCTCCGGTAAAAAGCTTTGTTGACCCACCTTTGTATCACCTCAATGTAAGGATGGTTCCCCGACCGGAGCCGGGGATTGGAACTATTTAGTACGGCAGATCGTCGTCTGAAATGGGTACCTTCACACCGTCTTGAGTGGTTGCTATAATTTCAGCGGCAGCGTCCTCTTCTGTAAGAGACATTTCAGCCTGATTCGGGTCAACATCAACAGTTCCGTCTTGATTGATCTTACCTTTAATACCTTCGCGGTACTCTGCCTGTTGCTCTCTGAATTCGTCCAGGTCCATTTGTGATTCAGTAATTGATAATTCAACATCCGTACCAGCCAGCTTGTAAAACTCAAACGTCTGAGCAGCAGAGGAATCACCTTTAACCTCAAACTCAAGAATTGTTTTCTTGGAGTCCTTGGCAGATTTCTTGAACTCTGCTGTAAGCTCAATTCCATCCAGACCAGCAATGGCTAGGATTACGACCTCACGAGTCATTTGGTTAAGTTCCGGGCGACGCTCGTCTTCACCAGTTACGTAGAACTGAACCAGCTCTTTCTTGGAATCTTTCGTTTGCTTATTGAAGTGAGCTTTTACTGTAATGTTCATAGTTTGTTTCCCCTCTCAATTTGGTTTTATTAGATTAATAGAATAAGGACGTGTCTATGCTTGCTCGGGATCTACTGCCGGTTCTTGCTCATCTTCTGGGACCCACTCGACCAAGCCCTCGAATATCTCAGGATCGATACCGTACAATGTAGCTGCCATCACCAATCCGTCCGCAAAGTCCCGGCTTTTTGCGCCAATATAAGCAGTTCTCAAATGATCCTCAAGCGAAGGTTCTACCGTTACCAAGTCTGGATTGTACAGCAGTAGGGCCATTTGCTCGTTTGACAGATCGTTCAGACCTGCTATTCCCCAAAACTTCGTAATTCCTTTTGCCTTCGCCTCTGTATGTTTGTTCAGGATTGTTTCCCTTGTTTGAGTTTTAAGCAGAGTTTGCACACCTTCGAATTGTTCTTGCGTCACCATCACTGTTTTCATTTCTCCATTCCTCCCAATTATTGAATTGGTAATATTAGTTCGTTGTCTCACTATTGAATGAATGATATAAATTAATAAGGGCCGCACACGCCTACATTCCGTTGTTAGTAGGGCTATTCTAGATAACCTGAACACGTTACATTAATTAGTATGGGACAAGTGGCGGTCCTTTCGCATGCCTACAGACAGTGTTGTATATCCTCCTTAGTAGGGAGAGGCCCGAACCTCAACCCTTGATATTTTGCTTTATATCCGTCAACGCCCGGGAAGCCAAACGTTTTACATCCACTCGGTCGAAACAATCACCTAACTCAATAACGCATGCTGGGATCGTGATCACCATGTCGGATTGTTCATACGTTTTGTAGTTATTCGTCTTTTTCCCGCAAACCACACAGCGCTTACTTTCACTGGATGAAGCGTGTCCTACTTGCATTGGTTCCCCTCTCCTTCCTGACCCAAAACGGTCTCCAGAGCAAGTAAAACAGCTTCTATAGTCTCGGTATCTGCCGGATATTCCGTATCATTTGAAATCATGACATCATCAACCCGATCCAAGAATTTGCAGTCTATCTCCCATCCACCTTCGCCGCCCGGCTGTCGTGGGAAGGTTATCTTACGTGCCTTTTCAAGCTCCTTGCGGAGCCGATCACGTTCGAACTCAACTTCATACTGCTTTCGTCTTGCTTGCCGTACATCTGATACCAGTTTAAGAACGTCTGAACGTACTACCATGCTGTTATATTCAGGCTCATATGACCGACCTTCTTCATCGACCAGGATCGTCCTGTAATCTTTGCTCATGACTTCAAGTTGTTCATTCGTGAAATATGGATTTTGATTAAATGTTGGTTCACTCATGACTGTTCTTCCTCCCCTAATCCATTTGGCGATACGCAAGCACGTCATAACCTCTGCGTTCCATTTCAGCTACAAACACCGTCACAGCCTTTGTATTTACGTCTCCCTGCCCCTTGCTGACCGTCAGCATATATCCGTCACCGATCCAACGCCGCTTTGCTCTGCAATACAGTCCAGCGTTTCTGATAGCTTCCAAAACCTTAGCCTCATGTGCTCGTGGCAGGGTTAGAAACACTTTGTCCAAGTTCGCTGTTCCTCCGTCTTCCATTTCGCCTGTAACAAGCCACACTTCACGCTGTGCCGCTTTCAGATCGTCCGTTAGCTTTGAGTAGTCCATCTGTATATCCCTCCTTGGTAAGAGGCCGTAGCCTCAAAGTTATTACCAAACAACATCCTCTATGGATGTCGCATAGACATCGCCTCTTTTTATTAAGTGCTTTGCATTGCATATTCCACATACATAACCGTTGTAATCATTCGGGTCACCATCGTAATGCACGAATCTAGGTGGGTGTGAACAGCGCATATGAAGGTCAATCATCCTGAAAGACCTATCCTCTTCCTTGTACTTGCAACGTGGGCAGTAATGCCATTCAACAGCCCCAAAACCCTCATCGTCGTTGTAATATCGGCGGTCTTTCCAGTAACAGTCACCCTTGAAAATCTTTTTGTTACAGATAGCGCACGGAAGCTTTATCTTGCGTTTAGCAATCAAAAGTATCATGTGTTATCTCTCCTTTGGTGGGCCTAAACCCACCTGTGATTTATAGTTTCTTGCCGCCGTGTCTGATTGGACGAGTTGCGTTGTATGCCATCTTTTCCGTGACGGCTGCGTCCAGGTCGATACCATTGATTTCAGCAAGCTTGTATACGCTATTAACTACTTCCACTGAGTGTCCAACCAAATCAAAAAGGATGATATTTGAAATACTGACGTGCAACCATCCCATGTTGTCGCCAAAGCTTGTATCAGGACGAATGACATGAGATGCGTCATCAAATGCCGAAGCGAACTGTTCAACCGCTTCATATTTGCCCACAAGATCGTAAACCCGGATAACGATGTCGGCCAACTCGGATGGGATACCGCATGGCTTCCAATCATCGAATGGTTGCAAAGCTAACGTTTTAATCTGACCCGTTGAAGCATCTTTTTTCTCGTACCAAACGTCTGTCGGTTCATAACCATTACGGAAGTCCTCTAGCGCTTCTGATGCCTCTGAATGGATCAATGCTACCAACTCACCCAAACTGCGTTCTTCTTGCCACCAGCCTTTATCTACGGCGTTACCGTGTGCTACATTAACCCGATCAATGATTGTTTGTTTATCCATGTTCACTCGCTCCTCTAAATTTATAGTGTGGTATGTGGTGGGAAGAGGCTATGCCCCTTCCTCTTTGGTATCCCTCAACCTGTTATTTGATCGTGTATCGCTTTTATCGCTGCCATGATCGGATAGATCTGCAACGGATCTACTGCATTACCCAGCGCTTTCAGGCGGCCTGTTCTGTCCTGTACCCCTGTTGCCACCCGTGGAGGCTCCCAATCGTACTGAGGTATGCCCATAAGTGCTGGTTGCGGGTATGAGTGTATAAAGTCGATCAGATCATCCAGTGAATCTATTCCACTTCCGTCCAGCCCAGCGGAAAGTTCATCAACGTTTCCACCCATTCTGGATTGAGTTGCCCCCCCGCTCTTGTACTCAACGCTGTCCCTCCCTGTGCATATTTGTTCTTCCTGTAACTCGTGTCGTCTGCAACAGGAGTAGGCCACATATCTCCCATCACAACCATCGAGAGATTCAGCTGCTTCCCGTTCGCAATCCGTTTCTGAATTGACGGGTCTGAAAGGTTTCCCCTGTCCCTGTTGTCCGATGCTTGTGGCGTAGGCCACATCTTCACCGCTGCATGTAAATCCGGTGTTCTCCGTTCTCTCTCCGATGGACAATCGCCCCTCAGTGTTGCCTTTGGAGTAGGCCAAAGTTTCACCTGATCGTTCAAGTTCTGCGACCACCCCTGTTCCTGTTTCCTTTGTGCCCTCGGACTGTCTGGATTGTCTCCGCTCCTGAAATCCCGGGATTGTGGTGTCGCCCATAATTCGACCGTCCTTGGGTCTACTTGCTCCCTCAGATTCGCCGGTCGTGATCTGCCTTTGCGCGATGTTGTCGCTTGCCTGATTAGAGCTTCGTCCGATCTCTGTCCCATATGATCCATCGTGTTCGGTGTAGCCCACAATGAATACTCGGTCTCTTCGATGGCCGGCGTAGACGGCACTAGCCGGAATAACAAACGCTTGTGTGATGTAGCCGAGCCCCTCCAAGTCAGTAAGCACCTCGTCGAGCCCCAAAGTGATGTGCCCAGCAACATTTTCGCCAAGGAACCAAGTGGGCCTGACTTCTTGTAAAATTCGAGCAACTTCTGGCCAGAGGTGGCGGTCATCTTCCTTGCCTCTTCGCTTCCCGGCATGACTGAATGGCTGGCATGGGTATCCAGCGGAAATAATGTCAATTGTTCTACCGTTTCCAATGATTCCATCCTCCTTTAATCGATCTGCAGTAAGCGTGCATACATCGTCGTATATGGGTACTCCCGGAAAATTCTTTTGCAACACTTTCTGCGGAAACGGCTCCCGTTCGCAGAAAGCCACCGTCTCCATGCCTGCCCAATGGGCTGCCAAATCGATTCCGCCCACTCCCGAAAACAGGCTAAGTTTTCTCATGTGTGTCTGTACTCCCTTCTACTCTGTCAAAAAAGTGTTAATTGCTCTATTGGTTCTTTTTCTATAACTGGTGTTGCTTCTGCTAGCTGATCGGTGAGCCTTTCTTCTCTTTTCCAAGTGTGATTTCTTGCTTTCCACTTTTCTTTTGTCCAGCCGTAGAAATGATCAGCATGCCATTCCATGAATTCTTTCTTTATTTCGTCATTCTTCCAGATCCACGGTCTCCATTGACCGTATGGGTCTTTTAATGGCTTATTCAGCATCCACCATCCGGGATTGCCTAACTGATATTCGCGGTCAATGGCATCGTACAAACCGCCAGTTAAGGTATGATGAATATTGCCGTAATGGAATGGATTTTTCTTTTTCCCTTTATCTCTACTGATGCAGTCATAAACCAAAACTCGATTTTGATCGTTGTAGCAAGGCATGATTTTATAAGCGATCAACTCTCCAATTGCAAAGCTAGGATGCTTTTGCAAAGCCAATACTTTCTCGTCTGCCCCGATCCAAACGAATTGTTTGGAAACGATCGATTTATCTATTAGTTCCAGTTGACTCAATGCGTTCACCGTCCTTAATTTGGATCAGTCTTGCATTTGAACTGCCGCAGTGTGGGCATGCCGGTTCTTCAATTTCGTTGTTCACTTCCTGACGGATCGCATAGCCTAGTCCGCATTCGCATTCGTAAATATCCCAGCGTGTCTTCATGTCTGTACTCCCTTCCTGGGGATGATCCCCCACCTTACTCGGCGTCAGCTTTATAAAAAATTGTTGTCCATTCATCCGCTGCATTCTCATAGCCATAGACCGCAAAGTGTGTTGAGATGATGTCTTCCGCTGGTATACTGTTCAGGAACTCATTGATTTCTTCATCCGAGGAATTTATGAATACCTTTCTCTGAACCTTCCGCATATGTTCTCCCCCTCAATATCCGTTTTCTTGTCGTTCATGGTTGACCTTGTTCTTTTCCAGGTAAGCAGCCTCGATCTGTTCCAGAGTGAATCCGAAACGTTGTTGACCAAGTGCAAATAACATATTGAACGCCATACGGAATGACGTAATGCTTGAATGTGGGCTGTACTCCATACCGATGCCGCCAGCGTGATAAATCAATCGGGTGAGCACATTCGTTGTGCTACCTTCCAGGTAATCGTCAATGATGGTGAGGTCTGCTTCATGCAGGCCAAGCTGACGGGCGATGCTCAGAAAGAAGTGAAGGCAATCAATGTATTCTTCAAGCAAAGGGTTAATAGTCACTTCGTAATTTTCATCGCATTCAAGACAATCAATCTCTATCAATCCAAGTTTGTCTCCTATTGCTCCGTGTGTGCCCTCGCCGTGACACTCAGGACACTGAATTTTCATCTCTCCCCTCGGTTCCTGATCGTTGCTCCAATGCTTGAACCCGCGCCATTCGTTCGACATCTCGCCCAGCTCTACTTGCAGGGCCAGGATCGTGTTCGGGAGCAGGTCTTGACCTTGCAGGTTCTTTTCCTCGATGATCCGAGCGTCAAGTGCCTTCTGCATTTCGTACAATTTAGCTATGTTCATACTGTTTCAGCCTCCTGAATCTCAGCCTCTGTCGCAGGCCGGACAACAAATTTTTTATCTCCAATGTGCAAAATGTGTGGCTCGGTTAGTTTGTAAATTGCAGCTTCCGTAGAGTCGAAACCTTGTGCGATTTGATCAGCCGTTTTAAACTCCGTTCCCTCAGTACCATCGACCGTGACCATCTTCAATCCGTCCCACTCTTCACGGATCTGTTCAGCTTTACGGAGCACCTGATTGATCATAGGTTTGCTGATTCTCTTGTGGCAGCTCATAGCATCTGTCATATGATTAATACCGAGCGCATAAGCACGGGTGTGTAACTGGTTCATCCACGACCAAAACGTATCCTTTGACATCGTTTTGACCTTCTGAAACGTCCGGCGCTTTTGGTCATCATCCATACTCGCTATTCCTCCTTAATGTCCATGCCTACATACAAGGCGTTTATTAAATCCCCGAGCGGCATTCCGTTCAAGGCTGTAGCTTCATCCTGCCAGCCATTCGGAGCATTCGAGTGCTCTCCAATCAGTTCATCCTCTTTCCAACCGCCTTCAATGGGCTGCAGAAGAAACATGATTGCTTTAGCCTGCTTTGCCGTCAGAGTGACCATCTTACCGACCGGGGAATGCTTGATCATAGGTTCTTCTTTGATCTTCCGGCCTTGCTGCCTTTGACCTGGTATATAGTCTCGATTCCCGAGTCCAATCTGCTTTTTACGTTTGCTTTTCATTGGTGGAGTATGGGGTAATGCAGCCAGTTCTTCAGGAGTCAATTTGTACGGTCTGACCTCACTAGACCCCGATGACATAGCTTCAATTCTTCGGTTTGGTATCGGAGTACCCACAAGGAATTCGCTCCTTTCTGGCTAAAATACGCACGTCCGTTCCGTATTTTGGGCGTGACTGTCCGCCGCAGGACCGCACAAGCCCCGGGTGTTATTCTTTATTCAGAATCGTTTCAATGACTTCGACTTGGTAAGGCTCGTTGTCCAGCAGCGGCATATATTCACGCATTCGATAAAGATTTACCGCTGCTCTGGCGATAATGTACGCGTCCGTGACGTTATCGCTTTTGTGGCTGAACCCGAACATTGACTTAGCTGCCTCCGCGACTGCTGCTTTCTTCTCTTTATCCTTCAAACGTCGCTTGTTTCCGACCTCTCCAGTCCATCCGGTTACAGAAACATATTTCTTGGTGCTGTTTGGGTTGATCTCATTAAATGCCATGCCTTTTCGATGTATCATTGTCCTGAGCCCGCCGTGGATCATACCTGTTGTAACTCCCTTTTGAGTACCCATTGCTGGTTGCTCGATCATGATTTCATCGCCAGGCTCCAAAATCCCAAATAATTGATTTTCAAGTGACACAAGCTGCTCTACCGATATGCCGCCTTTCGCGGCTGGCCCCTTACCTTTCAGCTCGATTTGTTCCAAAATATTTCCGTCAATGTCCAGTGCTACGAGTCCTGTTTTGGTAGCAGGGTCTATCCCCAAAAATCTCATCGGTTCCCCTCCTTAATCGTCAAGCCATGACGACACTTTCGATGCCGTCTTTGGCGGCTCTGTCGTCAGTTTTGGTGCCTCTTCTTTCCTAGGTGCTGCACTTGTATCAGATTCAGCTTGAGGCGGTTCAGCAAGCGCTGAGAAGTCCTGATAAGTCCAGTTCATTTGATCGTAATAATCGGCCCTTGATGGTTCCTCCTGCACTACCTTCCCCCGGCTGTATTGCTGCACCAATTTCGCTGTCACGATCAACACATTCTTGTTCTTCTCGTGTTTTTCATAGTTAAGAGGATCAGGTGTTTCTTCGAAGTCTTCTATTTCATCAGATAGCCGTTGCATTCCCTGAATAGCCTTCGCCAGTTGTTCGTCATTCTCTATGCGCCGACTCATGATGCCAAGTCCTTTTCTCGCCGTTGCTTCCTGATTTCTTCCGTAATGTTCAGGAATTTCATAAACGGTTTGTCGAAGACCATGCTTACAGTCCCAGTACCAGCGTTTCTACCTTTAGCAACAATCAGATCTATCAGCCCTTTCCTGCGGCTTGAAGCATCGTAGTAATCTTCTCTGTGCAGAAGGATAATGACATCGCCGTCAGACTCGATATTTCCGCAATCTCGGATGTCGCTCATGCTTGGTCGCTTATCTTGCTTCTTCTCAACCTCACGGTTCATAGCAGCGAGGGCCACAACCGGGATATCAAAGTCACGAGCAATCTTTTTAAGCTCTGCGGAAATGTGCGCATACTTTTCGGCGTTGCTTCTGAATTTCTCGTTTGTGGTCAGGTGTTGCAAATAATCCACGTAAAGTATCATTCTCGGGTATGTCTTCACCATCTCAGCAACCATTGCCCGGATCGACTCAATCTTAGGTGAAACTGTATCGTCAATGAAAATTCTACGCTTCCCTATTTCCTCAAGAGCCAGGATGTATCTGTTCCAATCAGACTCACGCATCTGACCGGATTTCATTCGAGACAGCTCTATTCGTCCAACAGCAGAAATCATTCGTTCAAGCATATTAATCGACTTGTCTTCACCGGATATCATCAGTGCTGCTGTTCCATCTTCCGTACTAGCAAAGACGTCATTGCACATCCATGCCGACTTACCCATTGAAGGCCGTGCGGCGACTATAATTAAGTCCTGTTTCTGATGACCTTTACTTAGGCGGTTAAAATCGTCAGAACAACTCTTTATGCCAGTAACCTCACCCTTGATCATTTCGCGTCTGCGCAGCTCTTTCTTGTGTTCCGCGAACAGAGAAGCGATATCCGCAGCAGGATTTCCTCTTGCTGTCCTTTGTGCTATATCCTCAATCCGATCAAGTTCCTCCCGGATTTCCTTGGCACTCATTCCGCTATTGGCAATTTCCATTCGAGCTCTTTCCATTTCGCGTCCTGCGTGAGCTGTATTGATAATTTGCTCAAAGCGCCTAAAGGTGGTGATGTCATCAGTCACTACAGATGCATGAATTTTTGCGAAGTAACTGACGCCACCTGCCTCACGAATTTTCTCTCCCCAATGATCTACCATCACAGCTAAATTGAAGGGGTCAGGCTCTTTCCCAAATTTCTTGTATGCAAACTTGAGCATTTGAAAGATCGTCCCATGATTCCAAGCAGGACTGAAAGATTGACTTGTTAACCTCACATCTTCCATACGGTTCTTGTTCTTTAGGATAGCGCCCAGATACTGCATCTCCGCTTCGTATAGTGGGTTGTATTCTGGTATGATGGGCTCTTTTCGATCTTCGTCAAAGGGGTTATTCATCTAATTCATCACCACCGAATCGCCCTACTGACATTCGACTCCCTAACTGATCAATGGCCCTTTCCACAGCATCCGGCATAGGCACGCACTCATTTTCAGGCGTTTCAATAGATAACATCAGTTCTTTTTGTTCAAGGGCCTGCTGGTCATAGACAGACATTTCTGACTTATTGAAGTAGTCACCTACGATGCTGGCGGGCTTTGGAGGATAATCACTCTTGCGAAGATGCTCCTTCAAGTTCGCTTGGGCTACCTCAAAAGGAACTTCGCTCACCAATTCAAACCAAATACCAAAAGTGAATTCATCTTCAACCGAGAAGCTTGGGTGTACTCGCTTTGCTACTGTCAGGAGTAACGTCAATTCTGCCTCCGTCACCGATCATCCCTCCCAACTTTTGTTCCAAGAATGAAGGTTGTTTCTTTCCTTTGTTCTGTTCAACCAGATGTTTTTCGTATTTCATACGCAGCCATCCACCTTTCTTGAAGACTGCGTAATCACTTGCGTAAAATTTATCAACGGAAAGTTTATAAGAGCTGAGTACATCAATCATCCATGTCAAACCGTCTTGACCAAACTCGTTGAAAAGCTTTGTGTGTTCCTCCGGTTTAAGCCACACTTCATCTGCGTACTCCTGCTTGCCTTCACGACTCTTTGCCAGTTTGGTTTTAGAAGCCATTTCTTTAGCAGCTCCTTTATTGTTTTTATTATCTTTCTTTATACTTTCTTTCTTTTCTTTCTTAGGTGTACAGTTGTCCACCAGATCCGGTGTATAATCGTCCACCTCATAGGTGGTCAGTTGTCCACCAGTAGATTTATTTTCTTGCGGTGGACAATTATCACCCACTAGCCATTGGTCCGTGTATTTGTTGAAGCCGATATAACGCCCATACTTCCCTATGGCTGGCCTGTGAACCACCAGCACTTTTATATCCAACAAGTGATTAAGTTCCTTCTTTACACCCCGTAGGTCGCTCTGCAAGGCAGTAGCAAGAAATGTGGCTGACAACTCGGCAGATTTCCGGCGCCACCCGTATGTCTGGCGCCAGACGATCAAGAGAATTCGAAGTTGAGTACCATTAAACTTGTGCCTGGCAACCTCTTCAATGACCTCATGTGCCACTCGGGTGAATCCATCGGAAAGTTCCGGTCCTGCCATTCAATTCACCCGCTTACTGTACTGTTTGCCGTTCTGCAATACATCCTTTTAGTCGATCCACCAAGTTATCTAAGTCATTTGTATTGGCATCAATGCAACGGTCTTCCCACCATTGCATGACTGTCTCTGCTATATCTGACGACCCTTCCAACTCAGGCTCAACCACGTATCCGTTGACCATGCCGTTAATGAGTTTCCATCCATTTTCTTTTGCATAATTGATGAGTGTTAAGATTTGATCTCTCATTGTGATATCTGTTTGCAATGGCGACACCATCCATCGGATAACAGTTTCCAAAATGTCGCCATTACGCTTGAATGATTCCAGCGCCTGAACTACACTGCGGGGCAATGCCTGAATTTCGTTATGAGTTACAGCACGTTCAATGGTGTTAAGAAGCGAAAGCCTTTCATCCTGCAACTCAACGATTGTCTGACCGTGCTTTGCTAGATCTGATAATGATGAGTCCAATTGCGCCAGCGCTTCATCCCGTTGAGCAAGGATTTCGTCATACTGCTTCTGGGTGTATGTTTTTTCATCCCTGATGACAATAGCGTTTTTAAAAGGAATTTCGCTGCCGGATCGGTTTCCCTCAACAATTTGGAAAGGTGTTTTAATATCGAGCATCCCGAGAGTCAATCGGCGTGCAGTATATTTCTCACCTGCACGGAACCATATACCACCCTTTGCTTTATGATCCGAAACCATTTTTATTTGAACTGTATTCATTTGCTGACCACCTCGATTTCATAATGTGTCCCTGCGATAAAACCTTTCTGCCGGAGTGCCGCTTTCACGGTCATCTCCGCTAGGATCGGGCTGTTATTGTTACTGGATAAGTGAGTAAGATAAATGCGTTCTCCCTTGCCCTTGATTAGCTTCTGGAGCGCTTCGGCTGTCTGCTGGTTACTTAGGTGACCCAAGTCGCTTAGGATGCGAGACTGCACGCTGATGGGGTAATTAGATGCTTCCACCATGTCCGGGTCGTGATTGGCTTCAATGATGATGTAGATACTGCCCTCCATCATGTCGAGCATGTCTTGATCGTATTTGCCTGTATCGAACACCACACAGGCTCGTGAACCGCTGTCTGCTTCTATGGCATACCCAATCGGTTCGTATGCGTCATGGTGCGTTTTGAAAGGGTAGACCCATATATCTCCCAGCCGGATTGATTCGTACTTGCTGTATCTGGTTTCAACCACCCGGCGAAGATCATCATCTACACCGGATATGCCTTTCCACTCTCCGTCTGTCGCCCAAACATCGATGCGGTATTGATTCGCCAGCGGAAGCCCTTTGATGTGGTCTCCGTGACTATGTGTAATGAAAATGTCTGTTACCTGGTCTGGTCTGATGTTGCACTCAAGTAGCCGTTTGGCAATTTTGGTCTTGGCAATGCCTGCGTCTATCAGGATCGTGCGGCCTTCGTATGTGAGTGCGATGCAGTTACCGCCTGATCCAGATGCAATAATGTCAACCTTCATGATTCGGACTGACCTTCGAACAAGGCGGCCTTTTCTTGAAGGCTCTTGAGCATACTCGGAATGTTCAAACGATTGATCATATCGGCAGATAGTTGGTCACGCAGGTTCTTCTCAAGCGTATTGATAACACTCTGTTCTGCCTTTTGGCGCGCTTCTGATATTAGTGTGGATACTTTGCTTTCAAGCTCTTTGCCGAGCATGTCTTTGACGAAGTACTCATGAATAGTGAATTTCGCGTCCCTGTCGTAGTTTGCAGTTCTACCATGTTCGTCAAATACTTTCCGTTTAAGGAATTCGTCATATTTCTCACCCACAAACTCACTAAACGATAAATCCTTGGTTTCAGAGCTCCAGGTACCTGTTTTGACTGGGATGGTGATGTCCTTAATCCGTTCTTCAAACACCTTCACAAGGAATTCATCCGATACTTTATCAGCAGCTTCTTTAATTTTTGCTTCAATAGTTTCACGAGTCTGAGTCTCCACTTTCCGTATGAGACGATCTTGTAACCCGCTTATCACTTGATTTCTAATCTCATCAGAGACAGTTCCACTTTCCTCATCAAACCAATCTAATTCCAATTCAATTTTCAATTTAGCCATTTATATAGCACGCTCCCTTTTTATTCGTTCCTGCCACGCCTTGGGGTGTTTGCACCCCCGGGCAGGTTCTTCGTAATGACGTTTACCCAGCATGTAGGACACGAACTTGTCAGTTGCCTTTTCGTAGTACATGCCGTTTAATACCGGGGCCGGAGGCGGCCCCTTTGGTTCGTTCAAGCTGCTGAACAAGTCGAGTTGCACGGGCTTCTCGTCTGGCACGATCATTCGCCTCCAATCCATCCTTGCACTGATTGCACACTCTCCGGCCCCTGTTGTACTGTTCGCGTCCTGCTGATATCTCCTTGCCGCATATTTGGCAGTCAGGGCATAGTCGGTAAATCTCGACTTTGTACCCCATGGCTTACACTGGCAGATCGTCGGCGGCAGCTTGGATTTGAAGGTCCATAATTTTCAGATAGCCCTTGATCTCTGCAATTGTCGGTTCTGAACCTTTCGTCTTGCAGAATTCCTGCATGTGTTTTCCCATAGCTGCCTTGTCAGTAATCCCGAGTTGTTTATATTTCTGCTTCATTTCAGCTTTGAGTTGTTGTATCTCCGATTCTTCTGTATCAGGTTCAATAATTTCAGGTTGTGTAATAGCTGGTGGGGGTGGAGTCTCTGGTGTGATATCTCTGCGCTCATATGGTGAGTTTTCAGCAGGTGCTGCAGTTGGTTCATCCTCCGATACCTCGATTCCATATTGACGTTTAAAGGCTCTTTTGATGGCGTGCTTTACGATCATGTCGTCAAAATAGTCCTTCCACATCTGACCGTTACGGCCTTTGACAAGATGCTCGATCTGATCCCTGCGGACGATGACCAGAATATTAGGTGCATCCTCTCTGTACGCAATGCAGTAGGCGCCGATTGTCTCGCCTGGATTCATTACGTCTGGCTCATGCTCAACTTCGCCCGTGTGCATTTTGGCTTTGAAATGATCGTTCGCTCGAATCTCAGAAGCAATAAAGCCTTTATACTGCGGGTGCTTCTTCGCAAGGGCTACAATCCCCTCAACTGCAATTTGCATACTCATTACAGGGCCGTCTTTGCCGTTGTATACGATGCAGAAGATTTGATTAAGGAAGGGGTCCAACCCTGTTCTGACGCAAGTCTGGACGAATAGGGCGAATTGCTCATTGCTCGTTCCTTTTGCAATGGTTGATTTCAATGTGTCCAGGTGTTTTTGTGTGTAGCTGCCTACAACCACTTCTTCATTAATGGCTTGCAGTTGGTTATTTGAATTTGTCATGGGCTTGTAGCCTCCTAAGATTTAATTAATTTGAAATGCTATTTTGCAGTAAAACCAATGATTCTCGCCTTGGTGTCCTTGATCTCAATAGTGTCGATGCTATGAACAATGATCTTTTCGGAGTTTGGAAATTGAAGTTCTTTGCCAACCTGAATTTTCACTACTCCAAGCAGAGGTACTTCTACCATGAACGGATGTCCTTTTCTCATCGCAACGCGACCTCCGCTTCTATTTTCAGTTCCTGGTCTTCAACAACTCGGCCCGTAATCAACTGGTCGTATACTGCCACACGTCCCGTGTAACTCTCTATGTTGTCAATGAAGGTAGGACATATTAATTCGGATTGTTTAAAGAGCACTTCTGTCAGTTCCAGCCCTGCCGAGATTCGTTCACCTGTGGACAATGCAAGATAGTCCTTGCCGTCCATCTGGATACTAAAATCAGGCTCATATTCACCTTTTGACTTCACGTATTTGAATAGCCGGATTGAAATGCTGGTGAACAGTGACTGAACCTTGCTGGCTTGCAGCTCTGCTTCCTTGGCCTTATATGACTTGATTGCATCCAAGATAAAGACCGATTCTTTCAGGCTGGCAAGCGTATCTGTCTCGGCCTGCTTCGCTGCTGCAACATCTGCCTCAAGCTGCGCTCTTGCATTCTGGTTTCGAATATCAGTCATAACAACTTCCAACTGGTCCTCGAACTCACGAACCTGTTTAGGTAGGTCACCAACATCGATGGGAACAATGGCGGCGAGCTCTGTTTCCAGTTCATTGCGTTTGTCTATTAATGCTTGATGTGCTTCTCGGGCTTTGGCTACACGAGCATCCTTAGTTTCCTGAGCAGCAGATACCGCCTTTTCATCCAAAGGTTGCTTGCATGTTGGGCACTGATCCTCAATCAACTCTCCGTGAAGCACCAAGAACCGTTCCTTGCTTTGTGCGATTTGATCTTGTTGTGATGCAATGCGGCTTTTTAGTTCGTATTGCATTCTCTGAATCTCATTCGCTTTAGCAGGCAGTTCATCGGCTATTCGGATCTGCTCCCGCAACTCTTTTTCTAAAGCTTGCAATGACTCAATATTCTCACCTGAACTTGCTGGCAGTTTATCGAGTTGTTCCTGCAGCGTCTTTGTCCGACTCTGAGCGGCAATGTGCTGTTTCTCAAGCTTCGACTTCTGCCCTCCAGTACCGCCGTGGATCTTCTGCAGATCGTCCAGGGAGTGTTTCTTCATCAGTTCATCCAGCTTGACGGCAGCAGGGTTAAGCGTGATTTCCTTCGGCTTTTGTTCTGGATCAGTGCGACTCATTTCCTGAAAGACTTCTTTTTTGGCAGGCGGCGTGGTGTACTTCATAATCTGTTCCCGCTGTTTGGTCCAGTGCCGTCCGAAAAAGTAAATCGGGTTATAGAAAGACAAGAATTCATCTTTGTCAAATAGTTCAGCTACCGCCGCTTCATACTCTTTAGCCTTCGTTGGAACATCGTTGATGTAAAATGAGTTGGTTCCCTTTTCGATCTCCCGAGCGAACTTCATTGGAACGCCGTCCAACTGTAGGATCGTAGAGGCAAACACTCGGTCAAACTCATAGTTAGTTGGCGATGGATTGTATTTGTTACCGAACATATCCGTGCCATATAGCACCCATACCGGAGCAGTTCCGATTGTCGTTTTCCCCTGACCGTTTCTCCCTGACAGGCGAGTTACATCCCCGTACTCTACTTTCTTGGACTGTAGTCCCGCGAAGTTGATGACCTCTGTTTCCAATAATCGAACATGGTTTGCCACTTGCTTTCCTCGCTTCCTGTGATATGATGATTGCGAATAGTTTTCTTATGGACCGCTCTCTATTGGGCGGCTTTTTTTGTTTGTTGTGGTCCCTCGAACTTTTCCATTTCCCACGGATCAAGTCTGCGGACTGGTATTGCTATGGTGCAATTCACTGCGTCCAGCATGCATTTCTGACAATGTGGTTTTGCTGATTCATACACTGCGTAAACCGCTGCCCTTTTTCCGCACCCACATTTAACGATCACTGCTCCCCTCACCCCCTCTCAGTTCCTTTCTGATTCGGTTGTACTTAATGCGATTTGCTTCACTGGGAAAAGCAAACTTCGGATGCTTAAGATTGAATAAGTGCTGCCCTCCAGATTGAGCCAGTGCTTTCAAGTCCAACGGATCATCGCTTGCCTTTATGCGGATTGACAGGTGCATTGGATTGGATGGACTGCTCATCATCACCACTTACTTGTGAGCTGCCGGTTATACTTGTTGTACTGCCCCCGTGCATGCAGGGCGATTAGCAGGCGGCCTTGCTGGTACATCTTGCCTTCGAAGGTTTCAAAGAATGAGCACAATTCCTTTAACTGTTGTTCCGTTTTCATTTGGTGGAAACCGCCTTTCTCTTAGGTACTGGAGCCGACATCATCCCTAGACTGATATTCAAAGGTACTTCTGCTCGTTTAAGTAAATCCGGTGTGAGTCTGCCCACCTTGTCATCCAGCCGAGTTTTATCAATCGTCCTCAATTGTTCAAACATCACGACTGATGGCTTACTCATGCCTGATTCTGTTCCGATCGGAAAGTGTGTTGGCATCAAGCGTTTGTCCTTAGCGTCTGAAATTGCCGCGACGATGACTGTCGGTGAGTATTTGTTGCCTATATCGTTTTGAATGACTAGCCCCGGGCGGTATCCCTTTTGCTCACTGCCTTCGCCGTCTCCGTACTCAATCATGTAGATGTCACCACGCTTGATCATGTTAGCTGCGCCTCCAGTTCGTCGAGTCTTTCACAGACATGTTGCACAAGGTCCATTTGATCGAGTGTCTGAGCAGCAAAGGCGATTTCTTTCAGGCCGTCAATCTCGTACACCAGTTCAAGGTTTCTTCTGAGCAATCCGAAAATCAATTTCAGTTCCAGTTCTCCGAGGATTAGGTTACCTTGCTTATCCGTGTTCATCATTGTGATTTGTGCCATTGTCCGGTGAATCTTGTGAATTGCGATAGACATGTGTGTGTGCCCCTTTCAATTCAATTGTTATTTCTCGAATTTCAGCATTGTTTCGACCACTTCGTTCACGATCTGTTCAGCTACTGCAGCCTGATCCTCTGTCATAACCAAGATTGTTTTTATTCCAAGTGTTGCGCGGACAATGGTTGAAAGAATGATTTTAACTTGATGCCTAAGGGGTGAGTCATCGAGATTGAGTCGGTTGATTGCTCTTCTCCTTATTCCAGTCCATAACGCACCTTTTCCTGACGACGGTTCATCACTCTCACATTCTTCCTCTTCGCCAAGTTCTAGACTGTTGAGCATATTGCGTAGGGAGACAATCCCCTGTGTATCAGTGATGCTGAAAGATTTAGCAGGTAACGCGAATCCAAGTTCTAAATCTTTTTCCTCTTCTTGTAGAAGTGTTAGAATGTTCGAATCACCCCGTTGCACAAAGGTTGCAACCTGCCAATCATTCAATGCTTCTGCTGTTCGGTTCACTTAACCACCAACTTTCATCAAAATAAGTAACATATCTATTGACGGTTATACGGTTTTACCGTATACTTTCTCTAGTATCAATTCTCTATTTCAGAGAATTTATTCTCAAAAAAATATGAGGGTTCGACGGACAAACCTCCGAAGCAAATTTTTTCAAGATCGTCTGCAGTAAGTCTGCTTTTACCAGTCATGATTTTGTAAAATCTTTTTTCGTCGATTCCAGACTTTTCAGCAATAACTCTTATTACATAACCTTTAGACTTGATGTATTTTCTAACTCTTAGGTGAACAGGCAAGTCGATAAACTGATCGTTGTTAACTACTGAGGAATCATTTACTTGGCTCATACTTCTGCTCCTTTCTCTATTTTGGGGTAGATAATTCTCTGCATCAGAGAAATTTCGTATCCCCAATATAATTCTCTGTATCGAAGAAGTCAACACCTTTTTCGAAAATAATTCTCTGTATCGTATAATAATTTTTCTTAAAGTGGACAATATGCTAATATCGATTAGGAGAGGTGGACTGGAAAATGACAGCAATTTACGCTGAAAGATTGAGAAAGATTAGAAAAGACTTGAAGCTCTCACAACTTCAAGTTAGGGACCATACGGGGATAAACAATAAGACCCTGAGTGGTTACGAGGCCGGAAGAAACAAACCTGATTATGAAACTCTAAAGGTACTGTGTGATTACTATGGAGTTACAATGGATTGGGTTTTAGGACACACAAATAATCCCCACAGCCAGTTAACCGAGGCTGAAAGGGATATGGTTGAGAAAGTGGAATTGAACGATGATTCTTTCATCAAGGGAGATTTTACGTTTGATGGGGTTGAACTAACAGAGGATCAGAAGCGCAAGCTGCAGGCTATGGCTCGTCTACTTCTGAGTCAGGATCAATCAGGGAAGTAAGAAATTCTTCAATCAACTTTCGGTTTTCTGGTGTATCGGCTGCAATGGATTTCAAGAACTGCTCGGCATCAATGCTATTCATAAGGCAAGACCCCCGGTATGTAGTATAGTAATTATATACGAACGAACGTTTGCATGGAAGAGTTAAAACTTAATATGGAGGCATACATAATATGGCGCTTACCTTCGGGAAGTGCCTGTTGCGCGATATCCGCATTAAAGCCGGTTACACTCAGGAAGAACTATCTGAGGCGCTGCTTGAGAGATGCGGATTGACTGTATCCACCACTCTGCTATCCTTTTACGAAACCGACAAGAGAAAGATTCCAGCCCTTAATATGCGCGGGATCTGCATTATTCTTGGTTGCGATGAAAAGGACATATACGAGTGGTTGATGTAGCGTAACAGGCCGGAGCATTTACTGCTCCACCGGAGGTTTTATTTTACACCATTGTAAAGTTTCTAACCAGCAAGAAGAATTCTTGTTCCCCTGTGATTACCATTAAACCCCATCCCACAACATTTGTAAATTAAAATCGGGCGTCCGAATTTATCGTGTTCGACAACGTGATTCGACAACATATTACATACACATGTGATATAGTGTATGATCGAACGCAAAAAAGAGGGACCACCGCACATTGACGGTGGTCCCTCTTTTCATTGGAATATCGGTACTAATTTATTTGGTTGTTCGTATCCTACTGACAGTACTTCCATCAGATCATTATAACCTCTGGCGGACATGGAACACTTTAATTCTCTCACTGTCCGGAACTTCTCAAAACAGGCGTAGTAAGGCTTCGTTTCAGTCCTCTTCACCTTCGAAACATTGACCGAGTTATGCCGATCAACATCGAGAAAGTTCCCCCCGCTGTTATTAAGAACTTCTGTCCAGTGCTCTTTGCTCCCTGTAAAATAATAGGTGGCATCGGCGGTGTAAAATGCAACCTTCCTATATGCTTTGATATAAGACAGGTACAGTATGTCGGTGATCTTCACAGGGGTTACACCATTCTTACCCTTGTGATCGACCAGAAGTGTGACGTGTTCCATCTATGTGTACCCCCGTATTATTTTTTGAGCAAGTGTTGTGGTGGTTTAGGGTTGTTGACGAAGATCAGACTTGCTGGCATTACAGTCAATGCTGCGATTGCTCCAAGTCCAGTTGCGATTGCGGAATAGATTGCTACTTTAAACATGTGTTTCACCTCCCTTCATGAAATGATCGTTAGCTACCAAAGTGAGCGCCTGTACAAAGAACGCTATTGCAGCCATAGACGATAGAAACCATAGATTTGATGCAACGATCAGGAAAGAAATCACTTTTAGAGCCGGATAGAACCGTTCAGGTATTCGTGTCTGGTTCTCAATTCCGGAAGGTGCAAAGTGAATCATGATATACATACTGATAACTGTAAGCACAACACTCCATGCATCATTGATATTCAGCATTGATAGAGCAGTTGTGGCCCCCGCAGTAACAACGGCGCACTTCATACTTGATTCCAGATGTAGTCCGCCTGAGAACATTCTGAGAAGGGCAAAACATTTAAGCAACAGTACTGCCTGTTCAAACCTTCCAGTAATAATAGTGCCCAGTAGTGTTAGGGCGACCACAGTAGCAAAATTAATAATAGCGATCAGCGAGTGACGCATGCTGTCCTCAGGCACTGGATGATTAGGGACAACTGACTTGATGTGTTTGGCAATACGTCCTGCAGCCACTTCAATCAACGAGCTTCACGATCCTTTCTATTAGCGTAATACAAGAATAGTGCGGATGCTCCTCCAAAAAACAAGATATTAGCCCACGACTCTTGTATGTACATCGTGACTGCTGTTAATGCGAATGCTGTGATAATTACAGTCACGACAATAGCTTTCTCACGCGGTAATTTGAGTGCTTCATATGGCGCCTCAAACCCCAGACCGAATTTATAAAGAAGGTATGAAAGTAACAAGAATAACGCGCTTGTTACGAGCTGCAATAGTTCCCCGCCTATTACTCCGAGCAGCAACGCTTGTGCAATACCGTAGAGGAAGAAACCACTACCGGATATAATGATTGCCCAAAGGATCGGCAACCGGACAATTGTTGTAAGGATCAGAACATAAACCATAAGATTTATCACTACTGCCACGAAACCTAAATCCAACCCACGCAAGAAGTGACTCTGTATACCCATCAGCAATGATACCGAGAGAGCTTGCCAAATGTAATCCATGGGATTCTCCCGGTACAGAACCATCATAAAAACAAACACTGCCAATACTTCTATCGTTGAAAACAACATGAATGTGACCAGTTCCATCGCTACGCGTCCCCTTTATTTTGACTTCTCCATTCTTCTACCTTCTCCAGATATTCATCTATCGTCGGCTTAAACCAGAAAGGCCTTGTGCCAACCATGACATCCGGTTCCGGGAACAACTTTGTCTTGCGGACATGGTGCATGTTCTTGGGGTCTACTCCTATAATCTCCGCAACCTCTTTGCTGCCAAGGAGCGGCGGGTATTTCTTTCCGCGTATGATCTTTCGGGCATCTTCAAGTTCGTTGACCAATTCTCGTATGCTTGCCCCAACTTCTCCCCCTAACTGATCAGCGATGTCACGGTATCGATTCAAGGTCAATATCCCTCACTCCTTATATTTCCTGATGACTTGTCTGCAATAAACATACGGTAAAACCGTATGAATTACAAGAAGTATTTTCCTAACTTACAGGGAATTTATAGAAATAGCCCTATAGGTCTGTTAGACTAGACGTACAAAAATAATATTAGGAGGCCGACTATTTTGAAGCTGATGAAACTTGGAAGATCAATAGTTCGTATGTTTATTCTTATAACCCTTCGCCCAGTCTACACTCCAAGCCTTGCGCTTCCATATTAATAACGTGCCTAAGGAAAGGTGATGAACATTGAAAAAGTGTCCGTATTGCGCCGAAGAAATTCAAAATGAAGCAATCAAGTGCAAGCATTGCGGTAGCATGCTGTCTGAGAATGTAGATACAAAATCAGAACAACCATCAACGCCAGAAATCACTGCTATACCTGAACCGGCTCAACAAGAGAAAAAACCTAACACATTGCTTATAGGAAGTATTGGTATAGTTGTTCTAATATTCTTCTTCGGCTTAACTTTCTGTAATAGCAACACTTCAAGCTCCAAAACAACAACATCAACTAAAACTGTCACTGCCGGTGATCGTGCATACATAAATGCAAATTCTTATGCTGCTTCTACCAAGGATAATCTCGACCTGATGCTTAATTATATGGATGCCAAGAATGAGAGTGGATTAAATGAAATGATCTTGACTGGCAAAGTGTTTGCTGTTAACAAAGGCACTGAAGTCAATATCGTTGAAAGAACATTCGCCACTGTCCAGGTCAGTTACTCCGGTGGAACAGGCTGGCTGCCTTATGAGTTAGTCACAAAGAAATAAACCAATATAAAAGAGCAGGGGAACATTCCGCCTGCTCTTTTTGTCTTTAGTTTGCCGCCAAGATATCCGCTAGATAAATGTATTTCCAATCTCCATCGGGAAACACTAGCTTAATCTCTTTTCGGAATGTGTTAACCACAGTCACGATGCCCTCATGTACTTTATCCTCAATCGGATCGAATTCAGTTACACGTACACGAATATGCTGGTGAAAAGAATCATTCAGTTTGCCGTGTATCAACTCCAACTCTTGCTCATCCAGAATAGGCTTTTCTTTCTCCAGCGCCTTCGCTTCTTGCTCAAGCCAAGCCTCTCTATGCTCCGGCAAGATCATCCGTGACGACTCAAACAATCCATTGTCAAATAGTTTACCTGCCATATGTATCCCTCCTGAATAAGAACAACTGTTTGTATTATATGCGAACAATCGTTCTGTATTCAAGAAGAAAAAAACTCCACCATTTAGTATCAAGGTAGAGCTAAACTATCTAATCCTTTGTCGTGCCTGGTCGCTTACTAAATGCTAATTCAAACAATCCTGTTGCCGACAAACCAGCCAAACCACCAGCCCACAACCTCAATGTTAAGTCTAATGAAGTGAACGGATAGGATGCCATTCCAATTAAGAGACCCAGTACAAGACCAACTGCTGGCACAATATTTGCTGGGATGTTAACAGTCTTCTTCACGAATTGCACGCCCGCTAGCACGAATACAGCCAGCACAGATGCGAATGTAAGCACAACTTCCAATGTTTGATTATCCATCACTTCCCTGCCTCCTTGTTGACCTTAAATCCTTTTTCTTTACGGTAGTTAATTACAAGCAAACGCCAGAATTCATAGCTTCCTGTCTCATCGGAAATGTAGTCCTTGTAATGCTCGTATGCTGCCTTAGCCCAGTCAGGACAAGGCATGTCCGCCTTAGCCTTTTCAGCCTTGATCCATTCCGCCTGTGCTTTTGATGTGGCTTCTAGATCCTCAACCCGTTTCTTCTCTTCCGCCGTCATCGGCCCTTCCCCCTTATCAACAACAGGCTGCTGTTGTCCGTAATAATTAATCAGGTACTGAGTCGGCTCCACAACTCCAGATTCATCAACCGTAAAGCCAAATGATGGACTTGTGTTCTTCCGGATCTCGTAATGCAAATGTGGACCCGTACTGATTCCGGTACTTCCCTGGTTACCGATCCGGTCGCCACGTTTCACCTTTTGCCCCACAACAACAGCAATAGACGACATATGAGCATATACATGTAGATATCCCTTGTCGTCTTTGATAGCTACTGTGTTGCCGTAATTTCCGAATCCCGAGCCTGTAGCGCCCATTTTAGCGTGTAACACCTCTCCGCCTACAAAAGCGTACAGCGGTCCGTTTGCTGGGCTTATAACGAGGTCTACGCCTTTGTGAAACTTTCGAGTTTTATGCACTGGATGTATACGCCAACCGAACGGACTAGTTAATCTATATCCTTCAAACGGATTCATGCTACGCCTCCCAACTTGATTGCGGCCCATACAGCAGCCACAATACCTCCGGCAATACCCACAATAACCGCGCCGTAAAAAGTCCGTTTAAACCATTTCTGATCCTCTGCCTGAGCCTTTTGAGTAGCTAATGCCGCCTCTGCTTTACGTAGCGCATCGTCTGCGATTTCCTTTGCAGACTGTAGCATATCCACGCGGTGGTGGGCCGACTTAGAAGATTGATCTGCATTCCTAGCGATCTCACGTACTGTCTCTACCGCTGCCGCCAGAGTGGGTACAACCTCCAGCGTTTTTTCAATTCGAGCCAGTTGAATCTGAATGTCTACAAGTAATTTCGAATTTTCGTCTGGCACCTCACTCACCCTCTCGGTCACGTCTTTTCCCCCTCATCTCTATTTTTTCGGGTATACAAAAAGCCCTGTCCACTCCAAGGGCACAAAAAAACACGCTCCGGTTATTAGGGCGTGTCATCTCTATTGATATTCGATGCCTGTAATCTGCTCGTACTGCTCAGGTGTAATTTCTCCGAATGGGTTGCTTTCTGTGAGCACTGCAATTCTCAACGCTTCAGCAGTTACCCATTTCATTCGAAAAGCGAGAGACCAGAATGTCATGCCGTTTCACCTCCCTTCAATTGGATGATTTCAAGTTTGGTTTCGGCTAGTTCCTGCCCTAGTGAAGTGATTGTCTGTTGTTGCTGAATACTTTGCATCTTGACAGCCGTAAGTTCCCCACCGAGACTATTTATTACTGTTTGGTTTTCAATCCCTTGTAGCTTCATTTCTGCCATCTGACCACCTAATGACCCTACTTGTTCTGATAACGCCGGGCGCGGTTCAGTTGGTTTTTCAGGATCGACTGGATTTGGATACGTAAACAGAGGTTCCAACGTATCCAAGTCAATACGAGTAATAACGCCGCCTTCTGCATAATCTGCTGAATATGCTCCGTAATCCAGCTGTACCATACCTACGGTTTGCTGAACTCGTTCAGCAAGCACCTTGTAAGAGTCAAAATCTTGTTCGACTGTTGTCTCTATAACATCACCTGATCGCTGTCCAGTATTTAAGATGACGTTTCCTGTTGACTTTTCATAATATATCCTTGCACCAACATCCATCCTAATCACCCTCTCTATTCAGTTGCGAAATAATTATAACTTCTTCCCTCGTTTATAAGTCCCGCATTTATGGTAAAACCAGATGCATTCGGGGTTATACGATTCTCAGCCCTCCCGCCCGATGATAACGCAATTATCATATTTAACGGTGTGGTTGTTCCTGTGTAAACGTCTTTAGGCGCATCTTCGCTATAAACTCCAAACCAAGTTTCTTGCGACGACGGTACTTTTGATGCATTGGAGAATGTTATATTTTTAGGCCTGAAAGCAAGTCCGGATACCGAACCTTGTCCATTGTTGAAAATTGTAAACTGTCCCGTTGCAAATCTCTTCCCTGTATTAATTGCATTAATCTTTGCCGCGAGCGTCGCCCAATCATCATTCATCGAAGCACTGCCACCCTTGGCGTTGATGGCATTTACGATGCCCTGCTTCGCGTCAACGCCAGATTGAAAAACATCAGGACTCCAAGCGCCCCACACACTGTTTACGCAAGTACGTACATACATGGTAGGACCCGCAACTTCCAATCTGGTTGCCCTCTGCACGATGTACCCGAGTCCAGATGAGTGTACCATTACCTCAACGAAAAACCAGATGCCATCAACCGAACCTAGGGGACCATTACGAAACCCTATACCGTCGTACTGACCTGCGGAGGTTAAGGTGTTGAGGTCTGTGTTTTGTGCGAGACTCTTCACAAACCCGTTATCCTGAGTGAGTCTATATTTTTGCCATGTCTTTTCATCAACATAGTTCTTTGCGTTATTCTCAGCTGCATTTGCTTTTGTATTGACATATTCCGGTGTTGCAAAACCAGATGCCTGTACACTTGCAATAAACGCATCCCATTGTTGTTGGAAGATTGCTGTGTCTACTCTCACCAGTGAGTTAACAAGACCACAAACTGTGTTGTTTAATCGTTCATCTGTAATGTTTGATTGACTGATAATTGTACTGTTGGCATTAACTCGAACTTGGGCGATTGATAAATCATACATGTCCCCTGATCGTGTAAGAGCCGGTGCTGTCGGGTTCGTTGCAGGTGTACCTTGCAAAACTAAAGCCCGTATGCTTCTTGTAGGCAAGCTGGTATCCAACCTGAGTATGATTCTGTCAATCCGCGGCAAAGTTGCTGCGGGTTGAATCTGCAAAGATAATGGCGTCGAGTAAATGTTATACACGTAGCCATTTATCCATGCGTGACCGGGACTAATACGCACCGTTGCGTCCGTGCCGGATGCGGTAGGGTTAAGATACTGCCCACCATTAAAAACACCGTTTGTGAGTATTTGAGCAAAATAGTCTGCAAAATCCCTCGCAGGATATGTCCTCACATCGGTCGATGTCGAATCAAAAAAACCTGATTTTTCTGGCATGCTCTAATCACTCCTTTTTACTGCTGATGTCAGTTGTTTTAAAACTTGCGTAATGGTCGGCACTTCATCGCCAAGCGAAATTTCGATTTTTGACTCAGGTTCGTAAATCTCTTTGACCTCAGTAATTCGGCTGTTGAGAGTCACGCCCCACGTTCTGTTTTGCACTGTCACAATATCTCCCAAATCCCAGTCTTGTTCAAATATGAAGCTACCCGTATTTAAGATACGCCCGTCATAGGATACGATCTGTTTCTGAGTGGCCAACTTTTGATTCCCCATATCAACCAATTCGGCGGCATTCTCCGCGCCTGAACAGTCTAGGAACACCTCTCTGCGGTCAGCTCCTATTCCTGCACCCACCATTTGGATTAACCTGTCCTCATATTCTCCCTGACCACCGGCATAGCCCACGTTTTTGAATTGTTGGTCTGAGTCCAAGAATGATTGAGATTCGATGTTGTCAAAATCACGCGAGAATATAACTGGTGGCAATAGATTCTGACCTGTGGTAAGGTTCCGGCCTGGCAACACGTCAAAAACCCACTTCTTAATACTGTAGTCCAAACGCACAAACCAACCCATGTTACACCATTCTGCGATCTCCTGAATGACCATGTTGAGAGGTTCAAAACGCGTCTGCCACGGTGTCTGCACTCCCCTGCCCAGGTCAGGAGCATTAATCAAAAATGGCACTCGGCGCTGAGTATTAGTGCTACTGATTAAATGGTTATTAACGTAATGCTTCATGACCGTTTCTGCGGAGCCGCGCACTCGGTCAAAGTTATCCGTCACAGTCACACGACGATCCAGCATGCCGCCGAGTGTTGGTCCTTTGATCACCAGTACTTCTATACCTTGTTCGTTCTGTCCTATTTCACGATACTGGATGATTCCGGCCTTATGCATCTTGTTATCAACTACGATGATTCTTTCTTTTTGCAACTGATCTACACCCTGTTTGTGCAAAGAAATATGCATCTCAAACTCTCCAGCCCGGTAAAACCTACGTGTGAACTGGAGGCTTTCGTAATCATCTATTTCAGCTTTCAGGTTAAAGTCACGATCTATGACACGTACAGAAGGGATGCGCAAAAGCATAAATCAACCACCCCCGTATCTGTTGTTCCAGTAAATTGTAACGTTGGCGATTGCCCTATCTCCCTCACGTTCACTGTCATATACCAGGTTGTTTTGTCCTTGAACAAGTTGGAAGAAGGTGCTACCCAAATCGATCCAGTGAAATACGTTCGTTCTGGTTCCGTCCGGATTAACAACCTCGACACGTTTTTTGCCAAAGGCCGTGTTGATTACAAGCACATCCTCTTCGGACAGATCGTAATTCACCTTGATGAATTCTCCCGTCGTTTCGTTGGTCACCACGGGATTAAGGGCCGGCCCTTTATAATGAATTTCGACTGGTGTAGGTACATCACCGTCATTTTGGAAAACGCCCCTAAATGATGCGAATGCGAACTGAGTTGGTAACCGGAGAGGAAACGTTAATCCTCCTTCTTCAAAACGTAGCCCTTTTGATATTCGAGACAAATCTGTAAAGTACGGATCTGGACAAATGAAGTTGATTGTTAATGGTTGGTTAGTCACGATTCGTTCATCAAAATCTTGCGTCCCCTCCACCACTGCTTGTATTGCATAACTGCGTGCAGAATTAGTGTAAACCAAGGTCCCTAGGCCCAGCTTAGGGTTGAGTATCCGCATGAAGTCACGCCTATATTGATACATTTCTTGCCGAGTTTTAGCGACAATACCCGCTACTACAGTGATAGGTCGATTAGCAAGCATCATATCTACAAATGATGTCCCATCTTGATATGGTGACTTAGTAGATAGCAAGTCTGCCGGTACACCTCCGGTACCTGATATACGTTTCAGGTAAAACGGTTTGGAGGTGCCCAGATACAGACTCTCTCCCCGCGCGTTTGTAAATATGACTGTCTCCATCGAGCACCTCCTAATATGCCAGTTTTTGTGCCGCCTGTTGCGTTGCACGAGCAACATCACTTGGCGTGGTTACCTTTGTATTGAAATTATTGACGACCTCTACTTTTACGGCCTGTCTTGTATCGGTGGTGCCGCTTGATGTTGTACTAGAACCAGAATTTGCTCCAGATCCCGTTGCCGCCGCCTTAGCTGTACTCAGTGCGGATAAAGCAGATGATCTAGCTGCATCGATTTGAGAGTTAATGGATTGTATTAGGCTGGTTATCTGGTTTACCTTAGAGGCGAAACCTTGGTACATCTTATCCCCGAGTGTTTGTCCTGTCAGGTTGTACGCATCGCCAAAGCCCTTTAACAAATCCACAATCTCTTTTTGTTGATTCTGGACAATCATTTTTTCAGCCTCAGCCTGCAAGTTCTTAGCGCTCAACATTTTATCGTATGTGGCCTTGGTTTCCTCCAACTGAGCGTTAAGAGAGGCCTTTTGCGTTTCATAAAGAGCATTAATCCGGGAAACGTCTGCTTCATAATCCGCCTGCATGATTTCTTTCTTGGTAGCGAGATTATCACGGATCGCTTGAGTGTCAGCAGCAAGCTTTTCCTTTAGAGTCTTTTGCTCATTTTGTAGGGATTCTTTTGTATCAGATAGCTGTTCTTGGCGATGACGCTCGTTCTGATCAGCAATGACTTTGTTGAGCTCTTTCTGCAATTGGGCACGATTAAAATCGTCATGCTCGTAATCGATCATGCCGTTCAAACGGTCAATTTTCTTTTGGTCATCAGCATCTAGTTCCGCCCTGCTTCGCTGTTTCTCAGCCTCATTAAGCGCGTCCAGTTGAGCTTGAATTGCTTCAATCTGAGCATTGACGACACTATTGATTCGGGCTATTTCTTCATCTGCGGCTTTCTGAGCAGCGGCAACCCGGGCATCGTAAACGGACTTGATAGCCTCTAGTTGTGATTTCTTCCACTCTTCATTGGCACTGATTTGAGACTTAATGCCTTCCTCAGCAACTCGTCTCTCTTCCTGATACTTTTCTTTAAGTGCATCTTGAATGCCTTTTGACAGATTGTTTATGCCCTCAATCTGTTCTTTTTTATTCTGATCCAATATTTTCTTTTCTTCCTCAGCATATTTCCGGGCCAAATTAAGTCTGTCATTCGTCTGTACTCGGATGGCCTCAGTTACTTGGCGCTCAATTTCTTTCTTCTCTTTAGCACTATAGCGATTATCTTTCATCACCTTTTCCAAATAACTTTTATTGAGATAGATTTGATCGTTGATTAGTCTATCTTCCAGTTTGTATTTTTGCTCGGCAGTTAGTTCTTCTCGCGCCAGACGATCCTCATAGGCCGCTGTGAGCATTTTACTCGTATACTCTGTTGCCTCCTTGCGAATCTCCTTTTCCTTCTCAATCTTGCGCTGAGTAGCCTCAAAGATCATATCATCTATTCTCTCGCGTTCCTCAGCAGAGTCGGCGTACAACTTCTTTATACGTTGTAGACGCTTGATTTCGTCTAACTCAGTTAGTTTGCCAAGTGTTTTTGATCGTTCATAGTCCTTCATCGCTGCGTCCAACGACTTATCGCCAAGAGCTTTCTTCACCGCATAGATTCGTTCTTCGATATCCATCCGTTCCTCAGCAGTTTTAACATGCTTGGCTTTGATTTGCTCAAGGGTTTTAAGCTCGCTTTCAAGCGTGAGCTGATCCATCTTTTTCTTATGCTCCATTTGCTTGAGAGCAGCGTCTAACTCAGGGTTTTCATAAGCTTTTTCTTTTTGTTTCTTTTCTTTTTTCCCTTTCTTCCCATCTCCCTTTTTTCCAGGCAATTCTAAACCAGTAACCGTACCTGTTTTAACTGGTGGAACCACTATAGGTGGAATTTTGATTTCACCAGGACTCATGTTCAGGAGCGCTTGCAGTGATGCGGCCTCTCCGCGCAAACGCGTGAGTTCGGCATTCATCTTATTCAACGCGCCCTCAGCTATCCCACTTGCTCCCGAGATTTTGTTTATACCCTCAACAATTGTTATAGCCGCTTGTTGCTTCGCGATGGCTGTCTGCTTCTCCTGCAACGCCTCTGTGGCCTTAGCTTGAACACTCTGCCATTCCAACTCTACCTCTCGTTGTTTGACCAGAATCAGGCCTTTGATAGCCTCTATGTTGACTCCTGTTGCCGTAGCGAATTGCGGAAATTGATCCAGTAAGCCTTTTTGGGCTGCTGTCCAAGCGTCAGTGCCTTGCTTGGCAGTGTTATACGTCTTGATCATGTTCAGAGTGCTGTTGATCTGTTGTTGTTTAACAGCAGCAGCTCGAGCCATTTCATTTATCTCAGAGGTTGTTGCTTTTTGAGCATTTTTAACAGCGTTGGTATAGATATCAGCAGCTGCCTTGAGATCATTCAGGGACTTGGCACTGATCCTACCTTTGTCGTCCATAAACTCTAGCTGTACGCCGAATTCATTAGCTTTATTCTTCAACTCTTTCAGACTTGTGCCTAGGTCATCAGCAGTATGAACCAACGCCTTCATGGTTTGACCTCGTTCTGCTGCAGTTGTTTGTGATGCTGTTTCAATCAGAGTTTTATAAGTTTCTGTCAACTCGTTAATCTTGTTTATTTCTTCTTGCGTTTTTGATACCTGATCTCGGCTAATGCCATTTTGCTGCACTTCTTGTAGTTTTAACTGCGCCTCAGTCAATTGTTCCGTGGCTGCTTTAGCGCTCAAGAATTCGTTCGTTAGGACTGCGGTAGTCATGGCTATCGCTGTAATAGCTAGACCAATAGGATTGGTGGCAAGAAACACAAGTGCCGTCCCTAGAGCCTGAACGACCGGAATTAAAGCCGCTATGGATATACTTAATTGACCCACGATGAGTAACACGGGGCCAAGTGCAGCAACGAGCGAAGCTATGATAATTATCGTGGTTTGGGTGGACTGATCCAGTTGTGAGAACATTGTTGCAAATTCTGCACCTTTTTGGATTATCGGCTCTAATGCTGCGAGAGCCGCCATCAATGCTGGTTTAAGAGAATCGCCCAGCGTTATAGCCGCATCCATCACCCTGTTTTTCATCGTTTTAAGTTGGGATTCAGTTGTGGCATATCTTGCTGAAGCCTCTTTTGTTAAAGCTATGTTTTCATCCCAAGCTTTCGTACCAAGTTCCATACTTTCTCGGAACAAGTCCCCTGCACCAGATGCACGAAGCAAGGAGTCGCGCACACGAATTTCTGATAATCCAAGTGCGTCCAGCACAGCAAATGTGTTTTCTCCTGCATCTGACATTCGACCTAAACCGTCAATGAAATCGATTAGCGCGCCCCCAGCATTGGTTTTAAATCGTTGTTCGAATTCTTTTGCGCTAATGCCAGCCACCAAAGCAAAATTAGTGAGATCGCGGTTTCCAGTAGCCACAGCCTGCGCCATGTCAATCATCACTTTACTGAAAGCCGAACCGCCCGCTTCTGCTTCAATACCAACCGATGACAACGCGCCTGAGAATGATAGAATTTGCGCTTCTGTTAGTCCTATCTGATTACCAGCACCTGCTAACCGCAGAGCCATAGCGACAATTTCACTTTCGGTTGTAGCAAGATTGTTACCGAGGTCAACAATCGTAGCCCCAAGTCGATCAAAGTTTTGCTGTGGCATCTGTGTGATGTTAGCCAATCGCGCTAGGTCTGTCGCAGCTTGATTAGCTGTCATGTTAGTCGCAACTGCCAAGTCAGACATTGTACTGGTAAATCCAAGGATGGCCTCATTTTTAATACCCAATTGCCCCGCGGCCTCTGCTATTCCGGCAAGTTCAGATGCAGTTGAAGGTCCTAATCTCGCCATTTCACGCAGACCATCCGAAAATCCTTGCAATTCCTCTTCCGTAGCATCCACAGTTTTTCTAACACCAGCAAAGGCTGATTCATATTCAATGGATGCTTTGGTTGCCAGTCCAGCTACTGCAGCAATTGGTGCTGTTAACATCATAGACAGGCTAGTACCTGCATTCCTCATCGCCTGTCCGGCGCTTTCCATTTTCCTCGCTGCCGCTCCTAAAGCATTAGACATTCGGTTCCAAGCAGATGTTTGACGCTCGATCTCGGATTCTGTACTTCTGAGGGCCGCATCCATTCGGTTATACTCAGCAACTGCCCTATTTAATCTAGTTTCGAGATTTTGTGTCTCTCGAGCATCTTTGCCCTTGGCTGTAACAAGTGCTTCATGTTGCTGTTTGAGTTTGATGATCCGTTGCGCCTGTATCTCCATTTGCCGGTTAAGACCGTCCGCCTTGCCCCTCAACTGTTCTTCGGCGGTACCCATAGCATTTAATTTCGATGCAGCCGCTTGCGCCTCAGACTGCGCCACCCGCATCTGTCGATTCAATTGCGACAAGGATTGTTGTACTCCACTGTCACTGATCGTTAACCGGGTGACTAGGTTAGCAACTTCGATTTCCTCTGCCATTCCATCACCTCTTTGTTAAATAAATTGATCAATATATCCGGGTGGGGCAGTCGGTTTCTTTTCATTTTCATGCTGATCTAAACCGTTCACACGCACATGGATTTCCCAAAGTGCAAACAACTTCCGAACTGTGCAACGCCAAAACTCTACCTCAGTCATACCAAGCAAGGTCGTGCCCATGTAATACATCCAGTCCCAATCCCAACCTGCATTCTCTTCGTTTGTCTCGGATGTTGCTTGGTTTGAGTTATCTGGTTTTGTTTCTGGCAAATTAAGACTGGCTGCCCTAAGCACTGTGTCAGTAACTTCTAAAATGAGTTCTTTTGAGCTGTTAATAAAAAAGCTACCTACGTCCTCGACAGTTAGGTCTTCGTCCTCGTGAATTAAACCCGCCCAAAGCCAAGCCCGGACATGTTTAAGCCCTCCATTTTGGAGGGATATGAGCGCTGTTTGCTTAGAACCATACAACTCATCCAGTTCAGCAAACGACCTTAGGCAAAACACGATGTTACGCCGCTTGTCCAGATCAATCGGCACCTTGATAACTCGAACATTTATCATGCTGCTCACTCAGAGGATGCTGCTCTTAAAATCTCATCAGCGATTTGCACCACAGTGTCTGGATCTGCTTTTGAGAAAATGCGTCCAACTTCCTCAACAGTGAGTGAACTATCTTCATGAACTAATCCGGCCCACATCCATGCACGAATGTGCTTCAGACCCCCGCCTTTTAGAGCGTTTATTGCCTCATCCTTTGATCCATAAATTTCTTCCAATTCGATTAGTGCGTTCAAATCAAAAACAAACCTGCGTTCTTTATCCAAATAAACGGTTACTTCTGTCACGTTTGCAGTAGCCAACTCCATCGCCCTCCTTTGTTTTGAACACGCAAAAAAAGAGAGAGGACAATGTCCTACTCTCTCACTCCAGTGCTTTGCGTAGCTCCGCAGCAATAAACTGCGCTACTTTTGATTTTTGCTCGTGAAATGACGGATAGATAAATGGTTGGGCTGGCATTTTAGATGTACCAAACTCCAAAAAATGAGCTCTCCATCCAGTTTTTTTACCAGGACCTACAGCGACATACTTGTCACCATCATCAGCCCTTACCCCACTCACCTTAATGTCATCTCTAATATGCAGGTGATCAATATTACTCACAGCTACTTTTTCCCGTTGGCCTGCCGCAAAGATTTCTCCGCCTGCACGAAGGGTTGAGTTTTCTAGACTCTTAGCGCCTTCTCCGAGTTTTTGCCTGATGGCGGACAACATTTGTTCCACTCCTTGGAGCTCGATCTTAGCCACAATCAGCCGCCATCTTCTTCAGCGCCTCCGCCACTCTCAGGCGGATCTGGTGTTATTGGGGGAGGCGTTACGCCTTTGGGGAATCAGGCACCTTCGTAAACCAAGTAGCGATTTTAGCAGCGCTGGCTGTATTGTTGCTATCTGCACGTACTCTCCACTGGTTATCAAAGATGCGTTTCAAGAATCGTCCTGTGATCGTAGGCGTTTGAAACTCAATCTCACCCTGCTTTGTCGTCGCCTCTTCGGTTGGAAGTTGGAATTTACCTTTCAACAACCAAGTGTAGATGAATGATCCATCAGACATGGAACGACGAAATCCAAGAGCGACCTCTGGCGCTTGATCATCAGAGTTATTCCAAAGCAGTCCATCATCATCAATGGTAGCGCCGAGCAAGTCAGCTTGCTGCTCTAGAGTGAGGTTCGCCACACCGATCTCCACCTCAATATCACCCAAGGCATTTGCAGTGATGATAGGGCCGTCATTACCATGGAGAGTGTTGGACTCCACATTCGGTGTAATGTTCGCTGTGATTGCTGGCAAAAGCACCTTCGGAGTCTCATAGACAGGAGCTTCCGTTGCAGTATCACCGGAGAGTAACTTGGCATAATAAATATCTTGCAAACCTACTGGCACTGTAATTTTGTCTGGCACATAAATCAACTCCCAATGTGTGTTTTTTTGTATCGTAATACCTTGTGATAAATCTTTGTATCAGGCTCATATAAGCTGTTCGATCCACTCCGAACAAAGCCCAAAGACTCCATAACACGATTAGCCGCCATGGAGATTTTGGAAGTATTGCCGCTGTTCCAAACATCAATCTGAAAGTGAATTGCACTACTCAGTTCTTTGTCCCCGGCAAACTTATTAGGGAAGTTGGTAATCTCGAAGAATGTAATCTTCGGATTAGATATGTCTGGTGCAACAAGCGGGTATACTTTGACCTTCCCTTCTTTGTCTCTTCCCAGAAGGGAAATTAACTCCGCGTCATTGCGAAGCGCTGAAACGACAACCGGCTCAAGATCAATGATCATTACATCACGCCCTCAACCATTCATGTGTTCCTCCAGGGCCATTAAATGTGTTTCAGTCCTATCTCCATAGGGATCATCCAAAACAGCAGTGATATTACAAATCCGACCGTTGTTGAGGTCCTTAAATCGCATATCAGGTGTTATTCCATCCCTATAGCGGATTTTGTATCGCAGGGTTAACTCAGCATTAGCCGCAGCCGCTGTGAAGAATTCACGGCCCCTTAGCGGCTCTCTGGAGGCGTACAAGGTCATAACATCCTCCCAAGTCTCTGCTGGGTCTGTTGGATAGCCAGAGTCGTCCTCAGTGCCGTTACTCTTCCTTTGCAGGAGTATCCTCCGGTTCAGCTTTGCTGGATTCATTCACTTCACCGCCCGGATCGTCCGACTTCCCTTTACCCGAGCTCCCTTTACCACCACGGCTGGTTTTTGGCTTTTCCTGTTTGATCTCTGAGCCTATAAACCCCTCTTTTTGAAGGTGTTCAGCCCGGTTCTGGTCATCAGTTTCGTAAGTTCCACCTATAACGTGCCGTTTGAGGCTAGTACGATCACGGAATGTCTTAACTACCGGATAATTCATTTGGAACACCCCATTCCTTGGTCTGCAGAATAATGGATTGAAGTGCAAAGTTGATGCTCTCTATTTTGATCGCCGGATTACGGTTTTCGTAATTGAGAGCAACATGCATCATGACTGCCAGGCGATACAGCGCCGTATTTGACTCTGGAACACCCGCACCTGCTAAATACTCTTTGGACGCTTCAACTAAAAGAGCGAGGATATCATCATCCTCGCTCCCATCAATTCTCAGATATTTTTTTAGTGTTTCAAGTGGTAATTCGAGCATGACAAATAGCCCCTTCCTGCCTTATGGCATAGGGTCTGGTTTCCAATCCAGTTCAGCAATGTATTTTTTACCGTCTTTCATCGTTACATCCAAAGTGTATTTCCACTCAGGCAACGTTACATCCACCCAAATTGTACCGTCGTCGTTTGGCGTCACAATGTTTCCGTTAAAATACATTGCGTTTACCCTGTCTGGTGTGAGAGGTACTTCTACTCCTTCTGCATCCAACAGTTTATATTCGGCGCTCATTACACCGCCAACCTGTTCCTCTCGGCCTGTTGGACTAAGCGTGGCGGAAGGAATTACGCCTTTTTTGCGATACGGAAAGCAGATTTCAACTTGATTTGGTGGTCAAACCACGCAGTGAGGACAAAATCCCACACACCAGTGCGGACGTTTTTATCACGGTCGTAGATGACCTCAGGATCATAGTTGAAGTGCGAGTATTGGAAGTCACCAACAACCGGATCAACTGCAGAATCGCAGAACTCAACCGGCTTACCCAACACTTGTTCTGGCTGAGCAGTGTAAAGGTTTGTGGTGCCGTTGGACAGGATTTCGATAATGTCCATGTAGTCCGAGTATGTCATGTAGATCGTTGCGTTTTCGCGGTAGTCCTCATGCAAATCTGCAATAGCTTTTTTGATAGCCAAGTATTTGCTGGCTGCTGGAACTTCTTTGATGCCAGCGCCATAGAAGGACATATGCTCTTCACCTGTTTTTGGGATAGCCGCGAAAGCAACCTTCTTCTCTTTAGCAGCCAAACCACTTTCCAAGCCACGATCAATTGTTTGGACCAGGTTAGTATCTGTGGCAGCAAGGATTGTTTCCGAAACCGGCACGAAAACCTTGAACTTGTGACGCCCAAAGGTAACAACATCACCGACTGCTTCCATCTCCTTAGCAGTTTCAGTGTCCGCGATAAAATCGTCATCATCCAAAGTAAAATTAATCCGAGGAATTTCAAGGTTTGTTACGCTCGTGAAAGTAGAGGAATCTCGAAGTGGGTTTCTTACAAATGGTTCATGCAGCAACTCATTTGTCATTGTTTTTGGTAGGATTTTCTCACCACCTGTGTTATTCCCATCACCCAGAGCAGCACGCACTTCATCAGGAACCCGCTGCCCCCTTACTGTAGCACGAACCAAAGCAGCCTTCGCAGTTGTAACCTTGGCTTTAGGATCGTCTGCACCGTCAATTGGGCTACGGTCACGATTCAGAGAAGCTTTTTGCTCAGCCTCCATTTGGTCATGCTCTTTTTGTAAAATGTCAAAACGAGCCTGCAAGCTCGACTCCTTAGTTTCAAGCGCCTTAATATCTTCAATTTTCGCTTCAGGATCGGACGCCTTTGCCAGTTTATCCTGTTTAGTTGCTTTCAGCGAAGCACCAATTGTCATCAAGTCATTCTTTACATCAAACAGTGTTTTAGCCATTAATAATACCTCCTAGGTATGAGTTGAGATTTTGTAATTCCAGTCCAGCAGTATCTTTGATCCGCTGGAGGTAAGCCTTGGTTTCATCGTCAGATGTATTTGCCTGTGGCTGCTCTGGCTCATTGAGCTTTGCGGCAATGTCCTTAGGAACGTTACGGTACTTTGCAAACAACTCCTGACTAACGGATGCAGCAGTTTGATTAGCTACTTCAACGACATCGCACAAGCCATAGTCCAAACACTCCTGAGCAGACAACCACGTTTCCGCGTCAAGCAACTCTGTCAATTTCGGGTCTTCCAATTTGTCACCTGTCTTAGCAAGATAACTCTCTTTCATCGACCCACTAATGCGGTCAAGATCATCAGCTTGCTTACGTAATTCGGCAGCGTTACCCCATGTAAAGGTCCATGGGTTGTGGATCATCATCATAGCGTTGCGCGGCATATGCACTTCGTCACCAGCCATTGCAATTACAGAGGCTATCGAAGCTGCCAGACCATCAACGTAGACAATCACACGAGCCTTGTGTCGCTTAAGGATGTTATAAATCGTTATTCCCTCGAAAACTGAACCTCCCGGAGAATTGATGTAGAGGTTGAGTGTCGTAATATCGCCCAGGTTGTCCAGATCACGCTTAAAGCTGTTCGCGCTTGTATCCTCGTCATCCCAAACCCACGAAACGATGTCACCATAGATGTACAATTCACCAACACCGTTAACAGCCGCTTTAAAATCCCAATACTTTTTCTTTTTTTCGCTCATTGTTCATTCTCACCCCCTTTCGTTGTTGTTCCAGATCCGGACGACCTTCTTAGAGTCGGGTCCATATCGACGGGATACAAATCACCGCTAATCCATAGCTTGTCTGCCATGCCGCCCTCTGGCGGCAAATCTTCAAGCCTACGCACTTCATCCGGTTTCATCCCCGAGCTTCGAAGCATTACGTTATAAAAAGCAGTTCTGGAAGCCGTGTCACCGCGAAGCAAACCACCCATATTGAGCTTGAAATACATACCCTTTCGGCGTTCTTCTGGACGTAGCAACTTACGGTTAAACTCCTGCTCGTACTGGCGCACATCGGGCGTCAACTTCATCTGCACGTATTGGATCATCATCTGTTCATTGGACGCATAACTCTGGCCCTCGTTATCGTTCAAAAATGTCACTGGGACATTAAAAACGTTGGCTACCCTTGAGCGAGTAATTCGCTCGGATGCCAACGTATCGGATGAGAAGTATTTTTTGTCAATTTCATCGATTGTTACACCAGGTTCCTGAAACAAGATTCCGCCGTTTTCGTTATAGAATCGCTTGAAGTCGCTGACGATACGCTTCCGCTTTTCATCGTCCACATTCGCCCCGTAAGACAAGATAAAACTGTCCTTTTTCTCCATCTCAGACAGACTGAACTCTTGAACCGCCTTATCATACAATAGGGTGTTTTTGAGAACATCCAGCGGACTGATACCTTTCCACCTTGACGATCCAGTAATGTGCTTAACATGGATCATGTCAATATTGTGCACATAGTAAGTCCCTCTTACACCCCTGACCTCGTACCACAAACTACTGTCATCTGAGTTGATCACTGGTGTAACTGCCGTTGACTCTATTGGCGTTATTGAGACAGGTTGCTGTCGAATGTCACGTTCAATAATGGCATAACCGTTACCAAACTCATTTCTATCAACTTCCAACTTGTTGATCATCTCTGATCCGCCCATGTTCTGGTTAGGGCTGTTGATCAACAAATCTGCCGCTGCGTGATCGTTCATAACGTCGTACTCTTTGTACAACTTGAGCGGCAATGCTGACATTATGTTTGCTTGTCGGGTAATGACACTGAAGATCGTTTCATTTGACGCTAATTTACTGTTGTCAATGCCCCAAAAGGTTCTACCAGCCCATGAAGAAAAGTCAAAACCAGCGCCTTTCCATCCCGCTGCTGCCGCCTTAATTGCTCCGCCGACCGCACCTCTTAATCGTTGATGCCATTTCAAATTCTCACCCCCTTCCCAGGCTCAGCGTCCGATTAAGAGAGTGCGTTTTGAAGCTTATATCCTTCCAGTTCCCAAATCTTATTCTCGATTCGCTTTTTAGCGATTTCCTCACCGATTGATTCAACATAATTTCTTGGGTCAACACAGGCGGATTCACCGACAACTGTAAAGCCATTTGGCAGAAGGGCAATAACGATACACTGCTTGCCAAATACCTTGTGAATGACCTCGAATTCCGATTTTTCCATAATCTCCTGAACTTGCTCTTTGGTCACTGTATTACCTGCCATAATCAATCATCCTCTCTGTTTTATAAATCGTTTATAGACATGAACTGTATGTCTCCACTTCCAACAGGTACTCCCATTTGCTTCATCACTTCCACATGGGAATTCAAAAAAGCCGCGAACCCGTCAATTTTACGGTAGCGGCTTTGCTTTTTGGGAAGTCTATCCCTCTTCGGATCGTTGCCTAGCTTGACATTATTCACATACCATCTAAACATACGATTTTGATTAAAGATGACTTTTCCGTCTATGAATAATTCCTTTGCGTCATCAACAGCAGGGCCAAGTGTTAATTGCCCTTGCCGGACAACTTCCATATCAAACCCGTAAGCCTTTAGGTCTTCAACAAGCCTGAATGCCTTTGCTGGGTCATACATTATCTTCTGGATGCTGTACTTGCCTGCCTGTTCCACAAACCAGTCATACACGTATTCCTTTTTGACGTATTCGCCAGGAACAATGGTGACAAGCCCTTTTTCTGCCCAAACCTCATATGGTATCTTCTCGTTGTCCAACTTAGCTTTCGCTTCTGACACCCATGAATGACTTAGTACCATGACCTCCCCAGTCTCAACGATAGGGAACTCAATGCAAGCACTCGTTAAGTCTTCTGTATCTGAAAGGTCAAAACCACCAACGCCTCCGACTCCGTTTAAGGTATCCATTTCAATAGACTTGTTATTTCTGTTTAATATTTCAGGAGAAACAAAAGACAACTCACTGGTATTCATGAATAGGTTAAACTGCTTTGTAACCCAGTCGTTATACTCCTGCGGAACATGACGGTCTGTGTTGAAATCCTGTACCAGTTCAGGCAGGTTAAGCGTGACACCGATATTCGGATTCGCTTTAATCCACATTGCTGGGTTTTCAATCTCTTTTGGATCGTCCAATTCAGCCATAAAGTAAAATTTACGTTCCTGCTCCGTTTCGCCCTCTAGCACGTCCGTTGCAATCTCGTAATATTCCATAAGAGGCCCATCCAGTTGATAACCGGCTGTAGTGATGTAAATAACCATTGGTTGCTTACGTGCTGACCAAGACCGCTTTATAACGTTTATGAGCTTGAAATCCTTAAATTCGTGGATCTCGTCAAATATCCCGAGGTGTGTATTCAGACCATCCAGCTTTTCGCTATCGGATGCACGCGGCTCGATCTGACTTAGTGACTTGGCGAAGAAAATGCCTTTTTGATTATGCCGGAACCGCTTTTGCAACGAAGGCGACTTCTTAACCATAGCTCGACTCTCATCGAACAACTCATTCGCCTGCTGCTTGGTGTTAGCCAGCACGTAAACCCGCGCCCCTTCTTCCCGATCCTTTGAAGCCGAGAATAAGGATAGCCCCGATATTTTCGTTGTCTTTCCATTTTTTCGGGCAATGAAAATAAGCCCCTCACGGAATCTCCGGGCGCCTGTATCTTTGTGAACCCAACCGTATAATGATCCAATAGCGAAATGCTGCCAAGGTTGCAATATGAGTTTTTGATAATCACCCTTAGATGGCTTGCAATACTTTTCAATAAAGCTGATCGGTCGATGACCCAGTTCCTCGTTAAACACATAAGGAAAATCTTCAGTCCCTTGCCTTTTTAGGTCATTTAAGTGCCGAAAACACGCCTGAATGACCTTTTTGCATGCAATAATTCCACCTTTTACAACCTGTTCTGCATACCAAGTCGTTAACAATACAGGTGAAAAGTCGTCCAAAATGTGACGCTTTAGGACTTGTTCTGCCCTCCACTCGTCATACCATTTTTGAATTGCTGTAGGACTAGAAGTCGTCGAAATCGTCGTCTTCATCTTGCTCACCACCCGCCCCTGCTTGAGCAGCCCTTTTACGTTGCGCAGGAGTGAGTCCCAAAGACTTTAACAGGTTATTAAGTGTCTGAACGGTCTTCGTTATCTCGATAGCAAGCGGGTTTTTGACGATATTCGTTGCATTAGCCTTGTTTGTATGCTCAATCATCAGCGGTGCCTTCTCCACTTCTTTTTTAAGCTTGCGGTAAAACTTATGCGTCTCAATGTAGAGCTGGATAATTTCCTCATCCGACTCACGATATTTACTACCAAGATAGTCACGTATTTTTTGAGCTGTTGGAACTCCCAAAATATTCTCACTCCTTTCGCGGGGCGACCCCCCTTAATCTAAAAAAACCACTTTTGCAACTTACGAAGGTGGCTCCCCGGTCCCGCCCGGCGTCTCCACGAACCTTGGAGGGCAGGGGGGGCTTTTCCAGCCTCCAGACTCCCGTTTATACCCCTAAATTTTTAACGCCTTAAAACACCCTTCTAGACCGCCTGAGAGGGTGTGTCAAAATTCAATAGGGTTTGCCGGACTCTTCATTACCGTTGCTCGTCTTTTCTTTGCCTTCTCAGGCTTCCTCTTGCCCTTCTCAGGGTGTTCTTGGTTGTGGCAAGTAGGACAGATGCTCTCAAGGTTATCTTCGCTTAGAGCTAGCTCAGGGAAGTCCTCCAGAGGCTGGATGTGGTGGACTGTGTTGGCTGTTGTGATCTTCTCTGCTCTAAAGCACGGCTGGCAGAGGTAATGATCACGCTCAAGGATCACGAGTCTGCATTTTAACCAGGCTGTTGATTTGTAAAAAGGATTTACTTTTTTATTTCCTTTCACCACCACGGGTTAATACCATACTTGATGAGTGCACCGCACTGGCGTTTGAACCGATGAAGTGACCACCATGCAGACATAAACTTGCTAATAGGTTTTGACCCCTGCGTTGTAGAGATGTAGTCAAGTTTGATTTCATGTAAGTCTCTTTTGATAAAGGTTCGGTCAATAATATAAATTTCATCGAACTGATGATACCGGTATTTGCGAAATGCATAATAACGTAACGGCTTAATAGGCGCCCCTCTGTCTACCTCACGACATGCATCTACAAAAACTGAAAAGTTATCTTCCGTCACAAATGTAAACCCGTTCTTCTCCAACCATCTGCGCTTACGCTTATCCTGTCTGATCATTGCCTGCACCTCCGTTCATTGGTTGTCCGATACTATGAGCGAGTCTCTCCCACTCTTCGAATCCATGTGGCTTAACTAGCGCAGCTTTTACACGATCAATGTCATACTTTGATGCGAAATATGCAGATAGTTCGTCAACGAGGTATAACTCATCTCTTATTGTTCCTTGTGGTGTTAACCCGTCCGTTGTCTGTTGTTGCTGCGCTATTGGTTTGATTATCATTCGTACACCACCTTGGATATATTGCAGTCCTTGTCCAACCACTTTATGCGATGGCCTGCACTGTACTGATGTCCTCTTACGAGCACGACTATATCTGGACGTAGTCCATCAGGCATGCTTCGCTCTCCTATAAACTTAACTCGCGCTTTGCTATCATACTTGTGTTTGATGTTATACCATAGCGCTTTACCTTCATAGACGTATTTACACAGGACTAAAATCAGCGTTGGAGGAACATATGGTTCGTAGTCTTCACCTGCGTCATACAACCATTTACCTACATCCTCTTTAATCTCATTTGGTACACGGTCATCATTCACGATTTTCCCCATGACGTTCACCAGTCCCTGGAACACCTCTGTATCTGTAATACTCACATTAATGGTCAGGCCCTTCTGTTGATCTGTTGTCATGCTTTCTCTCCCTCCATTCTCTTTCGTAGCTCATTCATAGACCGAGCGTTGCTCTCTATCATGCTTAACGCTAATAGGGTCTTTCCTTCTTCCAATCCAATATCATTTATTCTGCTCTGTAACTTCCGTATTTCTGGATCAGTATAGAAAGCAACGTACCTTTTCTTGCAATGTGTGCACTCGAAGTATGTCTGTTCCACTCCATCATTCATCTGCTCTATCTCAAATCGCTCTATCGTAAACTGTTGGTTGCATCCTTCATTGCAGATCGTAGGTATGGACATATACTCACTCCTTTCTCTGGAATAAAAAATACACCCGTTTTATACGAGTGATTATGCATAGAGTTTGGTATGCAGTTTGAACTCCCTTATATATATCTTTATATCTTTTATTCTTTTATTTCTTTTTTCTTTCTTGGGGGTATAATCGTCCACCACTAGAGGGGTACAATTGTCCACCACTAAGTGCATTTTCATGGTGTTATTTAGTGGTGTATGATTCTCCACCACTAGCATTCATTATTTATGTATAACGTTGAATAATGTGAATAAGGGTACGCCCTACTTCGCCACTCACCTCTGTAGCTTTTCGGGCATAGATTTACCCTGATTTCATTGAACAAACCCTAATACAGATTTTGCTGTGTGACGCTTACCATCAATCATCGCTGTAAACAACATAGTCCTATCTGCTACTTTTCCGCTGAACTCTAAAACCAAATTAGTGTAACTACCAGGCTTTATTCGGACGATATGTTCTGGTTCTAATATCGTCGCATTATCAGCTAAAAGTTGGACGGTCACCTTTTTGTTCAGATCAGATGTATTAACAATTTTCACCGTGGCTGTATTGGTTACCCCTACTGTTACGATCTCATCTGAAAGTTTTACAGACTCGATGAATACAGGCTCATTTCGCTTTTTCCGTTTCTCAAGCTTCGTTAATTGCGCAACCGCGAACTGCATCCATGATCGGTTTACTCCCCATGTTTCTCCTGTTTGCCAGCTGTTTGTCCAGTTCGGGTAATCTGACCCCAAACCACCATCAATGCCATTCACCATAGTTCCTACCAGCGCGTACCCGTTCGCAGAATATCCATGTGAAGTGAGCTTTGTTGCATCTAATTTGACCTCACCGATTCCGGCAATAGCTGGCGTTCCAAATACATTTTTTCCTCCAATCCATTCAATCTGATCATCAGCTATCCGGGCTGCTTCTGAATCATCAAAGGATATAGCAAATTCATAAAGAGCCCCTGCATACAATGCGAGCATTTTTGTGTTGCCATCAGAGTAACTGTTTGCCTCAGATTCTGCGCCCTGGAAAAACCTATAATTCATTGAATCCGTGGAACTTAATTTCCTCGGCCCTATTCCAAACCCATAAGGCATAACACCATATGGTGTGGTCGGGACAAATCTCTTAATAAACCCATCAACAAATGTTTTTGCAGTGACGTGCCAAGAGTGCCATTCTGCTTCTGAAGCATCCGTAATTTCTCTGGATAACAGCGATAATGCATACAGAGGTACGCCTGCATGAATCCTACTGCGCATTAATTCGGAACTGCCAACATCTTTTGCGAAAAGCCCGGTTATTTTAGAGGATGTTTTTTTGTGATCCCTCTTCTGAGCATGTACAACGTTATTTAACGCCTGTTTTGCCTTATCCCTATAACTGGTCTTTCCCGTCAATTTATGAAGCTCATGAGCAGCCAGGGCCTTGTATGAATAGTTTATGACAGGCAGTGCCCGGAAGTAATCTTTTGTCGTGAAAAACTCTGCGTACTTGACGTTGGCTTTCTCATCGTATTGGTCCATGTAAACGAAGGCATCAACGGCCTGTTTTTTCAGCCGGTCTGAATACTCCCTATCTCTAGCAAAGTATGCAGCAGACTTAGCCAACACCAAGGCATACAAATAATGCGCTATGACATGCTCACAGCGCTTGTTGTAACCGCCCAGATTATCCAAATCTATATTCTCTACTCGGAGAATATAAGGCGTGCTGTCGCTCGATTCTATGTCTGAATAAGCAGCAGCCAATTGACCAAACTTCATCACACCTGACCCGTTAGGATTTCGTTCCTGAATTTTCAGGAGATAGGATAACCCATACCGCAACTCTTCTTCAATGCCGGGTATCTTCACACCACTAGACAACAGTTCCATTAGAGCAAAAGGTTGTATAGTGTCGTTGTAACTTGTCCAATGCTTGTAATCAATAGCATCTTCCCATCCGCCTCCAATGTCGATAGGAAGATTCGTATCCTCGCGAATTACAATCTTTGTTTCAGGCCATCTCGTAAGTCTCAGGTTTCTAAGGGAGGCTCTGAGGAAATCGTCATAGATGTTATCACCGATTGGAAAGACTGAGGATAACAAGCCGTTGTCTGTCTTTATTCGATAATTACCCGGCTTCGTAACCCCAGTGAATTCACCTTTCAATACACTTGTCATCATAGGATCATTGACGGTTTCCAAATTACGCATATGCTGAACGGTGCTTCCATCCACTGCACTTATAACACTAAACCGAGTCGCGCCAGAAACGGGTTTAACAAACACTTCTTTTCGCTGACCTGGCTTATAACCCAATGCTGTGATTTGTATTTCTGGTGTAACAGTTACTGGAGCAAGCTTGGCCAATGTCGTAGATGCAGCATACCCAGGTTTTCCAACAACGCCGACCCGGTACGTCACTTGTTCATCATCGGTATTTGCTGCGAAGTAGTCGTAATAAACCTCTGTTCCTGGCAAAACTTCAACGCCGAATGATTTGCCGTTTGATACCCTCTGAATATTCAAAGGAGAATCAAGTTCTCCAGCTAATTCAATGCGATTTATACCGTGACTGACACAAGCTGCCTTGATCCGTATATTCGGCTGTTTAGAAAGACTGGGTTCCAGAACGAAAATCATAGCATCGGCGTTTACCAAGACGCTTGTTGAATTCCGCTTATTATCCAGTTCCACATATTGATCTCCGGCCAATTCAAAACGGAAGGTGCCAAGGTATGCAGCTTTGGATCTGGTCCTTTGATCAGCAAGTGCAAGAAACACACCATCAGCATGGCGAATGGTATACATTGCTTCAGGGTCGCGGCCTGGGGAACCATCAGGCAAGTTAGCGTAAACAGAATAATAACCACCCATAAGAAACTTCGGTGACCAACGCACCTTTTTTCCGCCATTAGGGTCCGATGTTGTATAGATGTAGTTATCCCCTATAAAACCAACTGAACCAGTGGCTACCGTGCTCCATGATCCCGTTACTGCTGCTCGCCTATTGTCAACTGATACACCCATTCTGTAAGGCATTCGCGAACTCTCGACAGAAATATTTCGATGTGTGTTCAAACTTCGAACCGGTTGAAATCTCATTTGAGATACCCAATTATACGAATCGTCAAGTCTCCATCGGTAGGTGAACCATCCGTCTGGTAATTAATTTTTAGTGCACCTACTCCAGAAGTGTTAATTCTAGTGAAGAGCGCACCTGTCGGTTTGGGTGCAACGATTGTGCCACCATCTACAGATTTCGGTGTCATTTCATTAAGCCAGAACACACCATTACCAATTGAATCTTTTGGAGGAATGACATATGAGTAATTTAGTTTGTTTGTTGCATCGGCAGTTACTGCCCACCGTCCAATTGTCCCATCATCCAGTATTATGTGCGTTCCTTGCCATGGAGCAATTTTAACAGCTTTGTTCAGTGTACTTAGTACATAAATGTTATAACGAACATACTTGGAGAGGTCGGGGAAATTGACAACTTTAACTCCACCGTCTCTGATTACTTCTTTATTCACAATCGTCTGGAAGTCCAGTACAGACCCGCTGTCGGCAGTGCTTCCACCCACTGTTATAGGGTTGCCAGCCTGGTCTACCAAAGACACTTTTAAAAACTCACCATCATTTTTCAAACTAATACCTTGGATATCAATTGGTATAGCAATGTCCGATGCTGCTAATTTCATAGATAACAAGGTATTTACATCAAGCATTGATCCATCTGCCAAATGAATGAACATTTCCCCACTCCTTTAAAAATGACTTTATCGCCTTTTTTCGTGTGTCCGGGCTGTCATTATTTATTTCTGATTAAACATCACTCCCTCCCTGTTTTATTCATCGAGTAAGCTCCCTGACGGAATCGAACCGCCACATGCCAGACGTTGCCGGACTCTACCATTGAGTTAAAGGAGCATAAAAAAGACTATTTACCTTGGCATTCTCGGCAAACAATCCTCGCTGTTGGTTTATCGCCCTCAGATACTTCTGATTCCTTCTTTATTGGAGACCCACACATGATGCACAGCGGAACCGAAACACCTTTTATTTCAACCATTTGAATTGGTTTGTACTTAGAAAAATCCATATGGTGCACCGCCCAATTTCACCTGATCTTATTAGCGACTATTTTAGTCCTCCAGTAGAAATATGATTCGAGGGAAAGATATGTCAAGAACCCATATAGGAACGAGGAACCGGAACGATCCAGCAACTTGATGATAACAATGAGAATTACATTTATCGCGGCTATTAATGAAATGCGTTTAACAAACGCCCATAACGATTTAATATCATCACTACTCACCTTCCACCTCAACTCCATCAGAATCTATTTTGGAAATAAAAAAGCCGCCTACATTGGGCGACTAGTAATAACGAACTTTTCTGTTTGACGTGGGTCTATCTCGACAGCAACATTTTGAAACCACTTCTTGCCTGTGTGATCAATGTGAATTAGCCCTACAGTTACAAGATCGTAATAAAAAATTGGAGCAAAAGTTAGTTTCTCAATCATATGGTTGTCTTCGTATTCTTTAATCTGCATTGCTTTTAATATTTCGTTTGCAATCCTGTTTTCGAATTCTTCGTCCAATTCTTTTTCGAATTCTTTTAGGTCAACCAACGCTTGTTGATGTACCCTGTATGATTCGTCAGCATTAAAAGAATTTTCACTGAACCAGATTAATCGCTCTCTCATAAAAGCATTTATCCGCTCAAGCCTTTCCATCTTCACATTTTCAGCCATCGAATGCACCTCTTTTTCAGATCAATAAATCACCAAGTGTACTTACCTTCTTCGACGATCTGAACAAGTGATCTCCAGAGAAATGAAACCAACAGTTCGTCCTCTTCGCTTTGAGTAACCACATCATTACTCCAAATCAGAACCCAACCAAGTCCGACAGCTACGAGGTTGCATTGATGAGCATCTGAAAGCAATTGAATCAACATACCTGCGGAGAAGATAGGATAAACATCGCTGTATTCTGCAACACCTTCGCTATAAATGTAACCATCTGTGTTTAAATCTTGTACCACATGTACATTACCAGGAGAAGCTTTCATAAAGAACTTTTCCCCGGGGCTTAGATCGAGAAACAAAACATCAAGCAACTTATCCAGAGTTTCATTCCCAACAGCAAGCACTTCTTCTGGAGTCAAATAATCGCGTTTTAATTTCATTATGCAAGTCTCCTTGATCGTTTTATCCTACAGAAGAATCTTACCTTCTTTGGATAATTACGTCGAGGATTGATTAAGAACAAAAAGAACAGCATTCCCGCTTGTGCTACCCTTGCGGCTCTAGTGTAGGTCTTATTGCAAGGGGCTAACTGTCGCCGCTCGTCTTACGCCTACCACCGTCAAACAGGTATTGGTTAATGTCGGGTGCTGTTCTCTTTTTGTTCCATGCTATAACTATAAACTATAAAAAACCTAATGACTTATAGGATTTTTAAATAAATCGTAAAACTTTATTAAAACTTTGTTAATACGATTTTTCGTGAAGAATGCAGGAATAAATTGATTCCTGAGCGAAGGTTGCTTTGAGGTGAAAGGATGAATAATACATATCGAGTCTTACGGAGCAATACGGACTTCTTTGCTGCAGCATTGTGCCAGGCGCGAGTGTCAGTCTGGCATGTTCATGAGCGTGCAGAGCACTTAATTGATTGTGGTGGATCGGTGGAGGCTTATACAGAGGTGTCCGTCAAATTGGCGGGGAAGAGGTTTTTTAGGAACACATTCGAATTTAGGGTACAAAAATAGAGCAGTGGAGGCGTATGACCCTCACTGCTCTATCCTTTATTCCAATATAAACTCTACCACTGTACCATCTGGATATTCCTCCAGCTTGTTTCCTACCCAACTTCCGGCACCGCGATTGTCCGATGGACTTATGTATTCGATATCTGCGCCGGCTCCACCTTCTGCACACATTGCCATGGGCCACTCATCACGATCATATCCTTTCTTCGTGTCTATGCCTCTCAGCGACAGTTTGCGGTTCTCTTCTGCTCCGTCCCTGTCAATGGTGCATGTTGCGGGTTGTCCGCTCTCAATGGCGTTCTGGATGTGTTTAGCTGTCTCTGGATAACGATCAGCGGGGAAGATAAGTTCAATTGATTCGCTCGACACAACAGGTTTGTCAATAGGTGGTTCCTTCACCTGAGTGCATGCTGTGCATAATAGCAGCAACGTGACAGTAGATATTATTGCGTTTAGTATTCGTCTCATTTTATTCTCCTGGATACTTTTTGAGAGCTTCAATTGCAATCTCCTTTGGATCGCCTTGACCATCAGCGACTCGCATTAATGCCTCCTGCAACATATCAATCGTATCGCTCTTGAATTCATCGTCATCAATCATGTCTGTGTACTGTTTCAAAGTAAAGGTGACTTGGGTTTCATTCGACTCAAGCAACTCTCGTAAATCATTCCGTATTTCTTGCTTCCTTTTCACCACATAAGCCTTGTGTTCCTCCCACTCAATCCAATTAATATTCAT